AGGAGTGCCAGATGGCTGGACTGTACTTAACGACAATCCTCCAGCTACGGAGGTAACCGAGGTAGGGTCTGGGGCGGGGCATGGTGGGGCAGGTAATGGAGCGGCTAACATATACCGCTCAGATGCTAATGCTGTCGAGGCCCGCCAGAATGTATTGACTATAGGAGGCTGGTACAGGGCAGAGTCCGTGGTCAGCTTTGCTGGTGGTGGAGCCGTTCGGATGGTGTTGGGGAATGCCATAGTCGTAGCTATGGGAGCAGTAGCGACTTATATCGGCACTGGTCGGGCCTCCGCCACCAGCTATAGACTGCTCAGTGCAAGCTCTTCAGACGACATCACAGTAGACTCCACATCGGTTAAGGCATTAGCACTCGATGAGCTGTTCTCAAGCGTGCAGGTATCGACTGCAGACGTAGTGATATCTGCCGAGCTGGACGTTGTTACTGCTTACACCCAGGCTGGGTTGGTACTCAACCTGGACGATAAGGATAGCCCAGCCAACTTCGTTATAGCCTACCATGATGGCACTATGGTTTACTTGGAAAAGTGCGTAGCAGGTACGTATACTACCGTTCAGAGTACTGTCGTTGCCTACGCCGCAGGGGCTACCCTAGTAGTTATCAAGGACGGTACTAGCTACTCGGTCTACTATAACAACGCCCAAGTAGGTACGACGCGGACGATTGCAGATGCTGGGATCGTGGATAATACGCTACACGGTATGTTCTCTACCTACGAGGGGAACCAACTGGATAACTTCCTGCTGATGCCTAGGGGAACTGGCAACGAGTATAATACACTGGACCGCTGGAGCTATGACTATACCTGCCCAGCAGTACCTCCAGGGGTGATGCTCCTAGAGACAGGGGTAGACCAATTACTCCTTGAAGACGGCGATGGAATTGAATTGGAGGACTTTACATAATGGCTGACCAGAAGATTACAGACCTGACGGCTCTGGCTACTCCAGACCCTGCAGACGTGCTGGCTATCGTTGATGACCCTGCAGGCGCTCCAGCCACCAAGAAGATCACGGCAGATGCCCTGATCTACGGGTTGGCGGCTCTGGGAGAGGTATATACCAATGGAGGGGTCGGTAGCCAAACGCTGACCCTGCAAAATACCTGGTATCAGATCACCCAGATTGATAGCGACTGCGCCTGTGCGGTGAATACGACTCCAGATGCGGCTAACAATAAGATTCAGGTAGACGTCACTGGGCTATATACTGTATCCTGGCAAATCTCCTTTAGTGGTACAGGAGGCCGCACTTTCGAGGTGCAGCCTAGGCTAGACGCCGCTCAACTGGCTAATGCCACTGCCGCCAGGAAGTTGGGGGTTGGCGGGGACGTAGGCTCTTGCGGGGCCATCGGTACGTTCGATGCCGCCGCAGTTACTGCAGACGTGACCTTGTGGGTCAGGTGCACTAGCCATGCAGGCGCTGACTTCGACGTGCAGGAACTGCAGCTCAGGATTGCCAAGGTAGCGTCGACGTGAGCAGTGGATGGTTCTGGAGGGCATTGCCGTGGATATGGAACGCCGTGCAAGACGAATTGAAGCACTTTATATCGTCGGGGTTGGTGGCCTTATTAGCGTGGGGCTTGATGCGGTGGATCACCCACTTGCCCTCATATTTAAGGGCATACCCATCACGTGGGAGAATCTTGCCCGTAAAGCGGGGAGACCGCTACATCTACCTATGGTGCTTATCAGTGGTACCATTTTCATCGTACTTGGTGCATTATGTTGTGGATTTCTACTTGACGAAATGAGTGGCACACACGCCTAGTTTCGGGGCTGTGCAAGGAGGTTTGATTGTGAATGGGAAGAAAGACTGGTCACTATGGCAGAAGAGGGCTGTAGTCCTCGATGCCTGGTGGAAGTCCTATGGCATGGAGCCACCGTACCCATACGTCCACGAGGTATTCGATAAGTATTTGATTGTGGACATCGACTCCAGATATGCCAAGGTGAAGTACGACTTTAACGATGGTGAGGTGGCCTTCTCTGAGCCTGAGACTTGGAAGCCAGTGCAGGTCGAGTATAAGTCTGGGCTGGCGGTAGTACGTCGCACCGTCCTCCAGCCTATCAAGTTCTCTGGCGGTAGCGAGTTGGAGTACGAGTGCTATGGCATCTTGTTTGGCGACGAGGACCACCGTGACTTGGAGGGTACATACTTCACCAAGGACACGAACTTCTATCTCGACTGGTACAATCAGCGGCCGTGGCTCTACCACCATGGAATGAACAAGCACGTTTCGTTGGATGCCGCTGGAGTATGGAAGACTGCAGAGGCAGACGATAAGGGAGTATTCTTTACTGGCGAACTAGACTCCCGCCATAAGTACCTGGAAGAAATTCAGACGCTGCTGGATGAGGGTAATCTATACCCATCAACTGGTACGTTTAGCTATCTGATGAAAGTAAGTAAAGGTGGATGGATCTCTGACTGGCCTGTCGGAGAACTATCCTCAACAGTGGCCCCGGCGGAGTTCCGTATGGACGCCATCAGTCCGAGGGCTGCTAAGGCATTGGAAACCTTAGGAGGTATGCCATGAGCAAGTTGTTGGACCGCATCCCCTGGCTTCGTGCCAATGCTGCCAAGAGTGACGCTGAGGTTGAGTCGGAGGAGGGGGGGACTCAAGAACAGCCAGAGGCTCAGGAAGCAGCCACGGACACCGAGCAGGAGGAACAGGAGCAAGAGCAGACTGTGACCCTGGAAGAGATTGTCGAGCAGGTCAGGACGGCAGTCTTGGAGGAGGTGCAGCAGGCACTCGAACCTATCGTCAAGGCAGTCCAGGATATGGATCAGGCCATCCAGTCCCAGGACAGGCAGTTGGCGGAGGTTACCAAGAGTACCGCTGAGCAGGTCAAGAGCGCAATGTCGGGGGGTGATTGGCTCAAGAACCTTTATATCCGCAGTCGGGATGAGGAAGCCGCTGAGCAGCCTGACCCCGATCAGCCCCCAGAGGCAGCCGTACTGGCAGAGGGTGAAACCCCCAGTGGCCGTATCTTTGGGCAGAACAAGGCTTAGGAGGTATAGCCATGAATATCGTTGTTAGACCAGATGGCACCTTGGCGCTGGCTCAGCCCCAGGATAGTGCCATCCGAGCATCAGGCAATCCAGTGACGACTCCACCCATCTATGGGCATGGCGGATTGTTTGGTATGGCAGGGATCGACCCTGTAGTCGTCAATGCTATGGTCGGGGCGCACGGCATCGAGAGGGAGTTGTCCTTCTTTGGTTCTGATGTCCAGACGCCGTACTACGACACGCTGATGTATATCGGCTCTAGTGGCTATGCCCAGTCCTCGTTGTGTGGGGATTGTGGTAAGCCGTCCTTCAAGGAAGCGGTCCAGAGTGCCTGCTTTGGCCGTCTGTGCCAGATGACCAACGAGCACGCAGTGGATATGCTGGGCATGAAGGGTACGTTCGCCCACAAGCGAGTCGCGCTCTTTAACCCCGTCACCGACGCTGCAGGTAACACGGTCATCGCCCAGGGCCAGGAGATTCAGGATAAGTTCCTCCTGGAAGTCGCTGGTATGGGCCTGGGCCTGCGTAACCGCCTGGCTACTGAGCTTTGGACGGGCAACCCTGCCAATAACCTGGGCGGGCATTGGGAGTTCCCTGGCTTGCAGTTGCTGGTGAATACGGGCAAGACCTGCGCTGCCAGTGGTATCGCTACTCCTGGCCTGGATAGTTACGTGGCCAGCTATGGCAGCAACGTCATCGGTGCTTTGGGCAGCCCCAGCATCGTCTCGACAGTGGCGGCAATGATTCGCTCCCTGCGCTTCCGTGCCCAGGCAGCTAACCTGAACCCCGACACCTTTGACGAGTTCATCGCCGTGCATCCTAGACTGAAGGAGTGTATCCTGGATGCTTGGGCCTGCGAGTATGGCTTGAAGTGTCAGAACACGACTGTATCAGCTGAGACCCGCAACGATAGCTTGGCGCTGGCCAATATCCGCGACGACATGATGAAGGGTAGCTACATCGTCGTCGATGGCCGTCGCATCCGAGTAGTCTCTGATAGCCAGATGCCAGTGACGGCAGTTCCATATGGCAACTATACAGCGTGGCGTGGTAGTATCTTCTACCTGGTGAAGAGTGTCGAGGGCGAACTGATCTTGTGGGGTGAGTACCAGGACTTCAACAAGACGTTCGGGGCCAGCTTGTCCTGGATCAAGAGCATGGTCGGTGGTGCGCCATTGACCATCACCGATGGCGGTCGGTTCATTGTGGCAGGCGACTTCCACGATGGCCTCTGCTTCGATGCCAAGCTCCTAACCAAGACACGCCTGATCGCTCGCATGCCGTGGTTGCTGGGTCGTATCGACAACGTCGTGTGCTTGCCGCTGGGCACGTACCCCGATGTTACCGGCAGTGGTGGCCTGTACGATAACCAAGGCGGCACGCAGTACAAGCCGTACCTGGGTATCTATGGCGAGTGTGGCCAGCTGGACGAGGCCCAGGCGCCAATCCAGTAGTCTTTAGCTTTTAGTGGGCTACCAGCCGAGGCGCAATCCCCCCACCGCCAAGGCTGGTAGCCTTTTATCACGAGAGGGGGATGGGGGAATGAGTACCGTCATCTACATACATATACCGAAGTGCGCAGGGTCTACAGCCTTGGGCATCTTGCATCCACTGTTTAAGGATGAAGAGATATTCCGGCAACGGGGCAGCGTCATCCAGGAGTATGGATGGTTGAGAGATAAGTCCGATGAGGAGAAGATGCGCCTCCGGTTGGTGTGTGGGCATATGTGCTACGGTTGGCACGAGGCTTTGGCTGAAGGCCAGCCGTACACGTATATAACCTTATTGAGAGACCCAGTCAATCGAGTGCTTAGCTTTTGCAGGTACGTGGAGAGGTTTAGCTGGCATACCATGAACGAGGTGATGCTAGATTTCGATAGCGATTGGGCCAAGTTCGTATCTTCAGGAAGGTGCAGGGCTGTAGACAATGGTATGGTCCGCATCCTATGCGGGGCAGACCAGATGTGGCAGGCCGACAAGAGAGGCGACATGAAGTTGCCTTATGGCTCCATTACTGAAGAGCATCTGGAGATGGCCAAAGAGAACCTAAAGAGATTTGCAGTAATAGGTATTACTGAGCAATTCGACTTATTTATGCACCAGTTGAGGGCGCAGTTTGGTTGGGAGGTGCCACTCGCGTATAAGAGCGTCAACAGCCAAGGCAGACTCAGAAAAGAGGACTATCCCTGGCATGTCTATGAGGCTATAAGAGAGGCCACTAGATTGGACCAAAAGCTCTACAGCTGGGCGATACAAGAAAGGATGGGGGGTACAATATATGAAGCGCCTTTATCTTGGTTCGGGCCGCAAGAGGCTGCCGGGATACATACATATAGATGCTGATCCAGACGTATGTCCCGACCTAGTGACCACAATAGACGACCTATCGGAGATTGAGAGCAGGTCGGTAGAGGCAGTCTATGCCTGCCATGTACTGGAGCACGTAGACAGATACGACGTTTTGCGTACTCTGCAAGAATGGCATAGGGTACTCATACCTGGAGGGGAGCTCAGGGTAGCAGTGCCAGACTTCGAGACCATGGTGGAGTTGTATGCCGGAGGAGTACACCTGGAACGTATCTGGGGATTGTTTTATGGGGGCCAGAGGACGGAGTGGGACAGCCATAGGGTAGTGTTCGACTACGAAACCTTGGCCACCTACCTCCAAAAGGCTGGCTTCTATGGGATGGAGAAGTATAATGCCTATAAGTGGCTGGACAGGATTAACCTGGACGCTGGCTCTTATATCGACTTTAGCACAGCCACGATCAACGGCATCTTGATATCCCTGAATGTAGTGGGGTTTGCCAAATGAGCGATAACTACCAGGTAGAGTTAGTAAGTGGTACATACAACCGACTGCAGCTACTACAAAGGATGATAGCTTCTGCCAGGAAGTCTGTGGGCAGGCTGCGGTATAGGTTTATCCTGGTAGACGGCGGCTCGACTGACGGGACCATCGACTGGTGCAAGGAGCAAGACGACATCCTGCTTATCGAGCAGGGGGAGTTGCTAGGAGCTATCAAAGCCTACAATGCTGGATGCGAGGCGGCGACTGGTGAGTACGTCGTCATCCTTAACGACGACATTACAGTTAATGGCAACTCTATCGTCCAAGGCTATAACTTCATGGAGAGTCATCCTGAGTGCGGTCAAGGAGCGTTTGGGCATGTCTACCAACGTAGGGGAGATAAGGCCAAGAGCGAAGTCCGTTGGCAAGGGGCCTATGGCTATCTCTATGGCCAGTGCAGCATTATCCGTAGGGAGCTTGGAGAGCTGGTCGGATGGTGGGGTACTGGTTACCGTACCTACGCCGGAGATACCCAGCTCAGCTTGAGGCTATGGGAATGCGGCTGGTCCGTACTGAGGGTAGTAGAGGCCAGCGTTACCGACTATGAGTTTGAGGATGAGCTCAGAGTCGTTAACGGTAAGGGGGCCAGTAACGTTCATCCAGACACCATTGCATTCCAGCAGAGGTGGAAGGGCAGACTGCCTGCCGTGCGCGACTGGATACCTGCTGGCTATAACCGCATCTGGGGCAAGGCTGCTAGGGGAACTCTGAAGACTGTACGGTTCAAGATTACCCCTCCTAACTGGCCTGAGAGGACTGCCTTGATTAACGTCTTCAAGAAGTACGGAGAGGCTACCCAGATCAACCAGTCAGATTATAGCAGGAAGAACGGGCACGCAGCACTGCAGAAGTACGCCATAGATTGGGTACATAGGAACAAGCCAGACCTTATCTTGCTTCAGTCCCATGTCCCCAAGAACGCCGTGCTTCCAGAGACCGCACGCACAATGAAGCGCCTGTGCCCTGACGCGGTGATCGTGAATTGGAATGGGGACTGCCACTTCCCACTGAGCGACTTTGACATCTCTATAGCCAGGTCGGTGGACTTGCACCTTCATATCTCGCCTACCCTGTATCCAGAGTACTTGGAGCGCGGGGTAGGTAACGTAGGATACTGGCCCATTGGAGTGGAGACTGAGTTCTTTGAGGCTGAGAGGGCTACCAATTGGACTTCTCAAGGCCCTGGGCCAGACGTGATCTTCCTTGGCGCCCTCTACGGTATTGGAGTCTTTCCAGAGGCCAAGACCAGACGAGAGGCAGTACATCGGTTATGGACGGATGACGAGGTGAGTCTGAAGGTCTATGGCCCAGGCTGGCACCAGATAGGGATAAACACGCATCCTACCTGGGATCGCTTCTTGGAGAATGCTGAGGCATATGCTAACTCCGCTATGGCCTTGAGCATCAGTCAGGCATCCCATCTCTGGGGATATACTTCCGACAGGCTCTACAACATTTGCGCAAGTGGCTGTCCCGCCCTGGTCCAGAAGTTCGAGGGTATGGAGGAGCATGGATTCGTGGATGGCGAGACCTGCATAGCCTGGGATGGCCTAAACAATATGATGGATCAGGTTAGGTACTACCTGAAGCCAGAGAACGTAGATCATCGAGAAAGAATAGCCATAGCAGGACGTCAGTTGATCAAGGATAAGCATACCTGGGACCATCGAGTGCCTGTATTGTTTGATATGATAGGGGGATTGCAATGCCGTTAGTTAGTTTGATTATGCCTGCCAAGCTGGAGTCCGATGAGGACGTGGGCTGGATGAAGGAGCAACTAGAGACCATCCTGACTCAGGACCAAGAGAGCTGGGAGCTGCTTGTGGTTAACGACCACTCAGGCCAGTCCTTCAAGCCTCTGGCAGACTTCTTCAGGGACGACCGGATCAGTGGGATGAAGGCTAGTGGGTATGGCCCTGCAGCTGCTAGGAATCAAGCAGCAGAGGCCAGCACCAGTGGACTCCTGCTTCCGGTAGACCACGACGACAAGGTAGCACCAGGGGCACTCAAGCTCTTGCTTGGTGGGTGGGGCGAGTGCGGTAATGGAGTAATCTATGGGGATACGGTGATCTTTGGAGAGAACGGTAGCCGTGTATTCCAGTCTCCTCCATTCGACCCAGACCTGATGCTGAAGCAGCTATTGATGCCAGTCTTTGGCCTGCATAGTAAGGCTGCATGGCAAGATGCTGGTGGATGGAAGTCCCAGCTTGAGCATGGCCTAGAGGACTGGGAATACTACCTATCCTTGATGGAAAAGGGCCATTGCGGACACCACGTCAAGGGAGTCACCTATTACTACCGCAAGCATACCGGTAGCCGACTTTCAAACCTATTAGCCACGGATACAGGCTACCAGGTAGCCTATTCCAGAATGAGAGATATGCATAGCGACCTGTTCGCTGGGAGGATAAAAGTGCCTTGTGGACCTTGCTCAGGACAAATCGTAGGAAATAACAAGCCCATTCAGCCGCAGTCGTCTGTCATGACGGCAGTTCAGATGTCTCAAGTACCAGCTGACCAGTTGGTGCGGGTAGAGTACACTGGTAGACGTGCTGGCTCCTTTACCATTACTGGCCGTCCTAGTATGGCTCAATACGACGTGTCTGGGCCTGGGAGCGAGCTGGTTGGAGTAGACGGGCGACCAGGCGTGCTTGGCCAGGACATCAGGTTCATTACCTCCTTGGACGGTGGTAATACCTTTAGGGTAGTCCAATGATTATATGGCTGGCATCGTATCCAAGGTCGGGGAATACCTTGACTAGGATAGCAGTAAACGCTTTGTATGGAATTAAGACCCACTCCATGCATGCCGATGCCCCCTTGAATAGGCAGGACTACAGAGTAGCCTACGGATTTGTCATCAACGACAAGCTCAAGAATAAGTTGTATAGGCTGCGTGATAGGCCGCAGAGGTACTTCATCAAGACTCATGCTGTCCTGGATAAGCCTAACTATATACAAGACGAGGACAAGGCCATCTATATAGTCAGGGATGGCCGGGATGCATTGGTATCTCGTGCCCACTTCTTTGCTGACAAGTATGCTGAGTATAAGGGCCATTTCATTGGTACCCTGAAGAGGTTGGTGATAGAGGATATCAAGTACAGACCTTGGAGCGAGTCGGTAATGACCTGGGCGGCTAGGCCAAATACTGCCTACGTCAGGTATGAGGAGATGGTGGTAGACCCATTTGGAGCCTTGGGAGCTGCCATGGCCAAGCTTGGGGTCAGTATCCCAAAAAAGAGTAGGGAAATGCCCAAGTTCACCACACTACACGACTCGGACAGTACCTTCTTCCGCAGGGGGGCAGCGAGGGCCTGGGTAGACGAGATGCCGGAGGAGCTGATCCAGGAGTTCTGGACTAGGAATTGGAGGGGGATGGTCTACTATGGATATGGAGATGGTGGTCAAGTTTCTGCTAGCGACATTAGCGATCTACAAGCTGAGTATGGTGCTTGTCCATGAGAAATGGGGCGACCCGATCAGGGATAGGCTGGGCAAGGTCTGGATGACTAACAAAGTCGGGATTCCAGTGACCTGGCTAGGCCGAACCCTCAGCTGCTTCTTCTGTACATCGTTCTTGGCGGCAGTCGTGGTCTTTACCGTACTCTTTTACAAGACACCTGCACACGCGCTTTTAGGGGCGTGTGCTGCTTCTGGCGGAGTCGAACTACTATACATCTGGTCAGGCTCTCATAGGCTGTTCAGGGTCAAAGACTAGGAGTCCTTATGGCTATAGCAAGTACGCCTACAATATTAAGCCTAGACAGGTATGCCGAGATTATGGCTATCCCTGGCTGGATGCTGGCTCAGGGAATCCACCCAGACCGACCTATGGGGGGAGACTGCCCTAACGTTTGGTACCAGTCTGGGTATGCTAGTACCCCCAACCGGATAGTCCAGAGGGAGGAGCTTGCCAAGGCTATCGAGACTGCCGAGGTAGCCATAGCTGAGTACCTGGGCTTTTGGCCTAGACCTGTATGGATAGCCGCCGAGGAGAAGGAGTGGCCTGGAAACTCCAAGAGGCATAAGATCAGTAACCCTACCTTCTTTACTGAGTGGGGGCAGCTGATCGAGTTTGGGGTCGAGACCTGGGAGCTTCAGGAGTCTTTGTATCCGGTAAACGTGGTCTATAGCGATAAGGATAGTGATGGTTATAACGAGTGGGCTACCATCACGTTTGCCACTACGCTGACCGACCCATGCGAGATTGAGGTAGTACCGTATGGTAAAGACCCCACAGATAGGGAGTGGCGCATCCGGCCCCTAGACATAGAGATCAGTGGCGGCACTTGCACTATCCAAGGATGGTCCTGGCTCTTTTTCAATCCGGATAGGTGGCTCACTCTGGATGAACTAGCAGTTGGTAACGCCAGCGACCTCCTATCGGTAGTAGACATCTACAGGCACTACAACGACCCATCGACTCAAGGGCAGCTAGTCTGGAAGTCCGACCTGGAGGAATGTACTGGTACCACGGCTATCTGTACTGAGACTTGCCAGTCGGCCTGTGGAGTGGTGGACTCGGTCAGGGTAGGTAAGTTCCATCTAAGGGCAGCTAGCTACAGTGGTGGGACTTGGACCGGAACTGACCTCAGCTACGGGGACTACCCAGATGCTGCCAGGGTATGGTATAGAGCGGGCTACAGGAGTCACCGAGGTTATAACTGCCATAGATGGCCTCCACGACTAGACGTAGCCATAGCAAGACTGGCCAACGTATATCTTCCAGAAGCTCCTTGCGGGTGCGGGTATACCAGGGAGCGGTGGGAGGAGGACAGGACAGAAGAGGATGTAGTTACAGCGGACATTGCAGTTGCTAAGGCAGTATTTGGTACTACTGCCAAGGGAGCTGTCTTTGCCCGTTCGGTGGCGGCTAGTTTGTCGCCTATAGGACAGGGGGGATAGGAGAAACCATGTCTTTCATTACTAATGCTGAAGGCAATGCCTTCTACCAGACCGAGAGACGAAACTCCTTCAAGTGGCTGACCTGCACAGGTATTGGCGACATCAATAAGCCAGAAGGAGATTCGACTCCTCAGTACTGCCCCGACCCCATGAACAGTGGTAAGTTCAAGATCGACGGCTCCATCAAGGGTGAGCCTGGGTTCGGCACGTACACCATCACTAAGCCTCTGGCAACAGTGGCTAACTTTATCTTGGACCTGAATTGCGACTTCGTACTCAGAATCAACTGGGTATGTCGGGGCAATCGTCAGGATCCAGACAATTTCGAGATTGCTACCTTGCTACTGGATAGCGAGGCCAATGCCAAGGGTATCGGCAATCCGGTCAGAGGGCCAGAGGATACAGAGGCCAGGGTAAACACGACTATGAACGTCAACTTTACCGACTGGATTACTTTGTACCACTTGACGGTAGAGGCGCAGACCTTGACCAATACCGCCAATGGCAATGCAGTCTGGTTCTTCCCGCAGCGGTGCGAGGATAGGTGCGGGGATGCTCGTGGCCTATGCGAGCATGGCATCATGGGCCTCGACAACTCTGCAGGCTACCTGTACGACTCTGAGGTCAAAAAGACTACAGATGGCGATAACTGGGCAGCTACAGCAGCCGACCCCTTTACCTTTGGCGGTAATATCCAAGCCATCACTGGACTGGAGACCGTCAGTGGCGAACGTTACCTGACCTTTAGAGGGGAGTCCGTACCGGCAGCTCCAGCAGAGGCCTCCTACAGTGATGATCACGGGGTTAGCTGGACCAATACCTTCATCGGCGCGGTCAATGGCCAGACGGTCAACGCAGTTACCATCACTGGCGCCAAGATCATGGTGGCTTGTAGTGGTGGCTATATCTACAAGTCCGAGAACTCTGGAGAGAGTTGGACAGCTGTAGAGTCTGCAGTCGAGACCACGCAAGACTTGACCGACATCGTCTTTTACGACGACAAGAATGGTTACTGTGTGGGTAATGCCAATGTCTTCCTCTTCACGCAGGATGGTGGCGAGACTTGGTCATCTGGTACTGGCCCTGCTGCAGGTAAGAACCTCTTGTCGGTAGCAGTCAACGACAAGGACCACGTGTTCGTTGGCACCAATGATGCCAGGCTCTTCAGGACAGAGGATGGTACTGCCACAGTCCCGACCTGGGAGGAATGGCTGAACCTGAGCTCTGGCTCCGTAGACTGGATTGAGTTCGACGAGCACCAGTACGTTGGCTATATGATCTACAACACTGCAGCACCGCGTGGGTATGTCTACCGTTCAGACGATGGCGGGGCGACCTGGAACCGCATCAGTGGGCAGCCGACTAACTCTGGCCTGAACGACGGCCACGTTTGCGACGCTAACAATGCAGTTGTAGTTGGTGAGGCCCATGGCGGCAATACGTTCGCAGCCAAGGTCCAGCCATCATCCACCTAGTAGAAGGAGGGGGGCATGACTAGCTTTGAAGATCATTTCCTCAAAGAAGTGGTCACCGATAATGGCACGGTCGTATGGTGTAGGGGAGTTCCCCCCTACACCGTTAACGACGTGTACGCCAAGTATCCCAAGCCGAAGATACCAATGCAGGTACTGGAGTCTGAGGCTGGGGGTACTGAGCGCAAGATGTACCTGCCAGGAACTCCGGAGCATGACGCCTGGAGGGATGAAGTCGAGGAGTGGCAGAGGATTACCCACTTGGCAGTCTTGGACCATTACATAGACTATGGAGTAGTGAAGTGGGCATTCCCATGGGAGGCCGGGGAGACATGCAGTGAGCCCCCAAAGGGCTGGGAGCCTCCAGGGACGATCCTCAGGAATGGCCCCAACCTCGACGACCCAGTTGCCAGGAGGATACTCTTCATCAAGTTATGTATCCTGCTTTCTAGTGAAGACATAGATAGGGTAGATGCCGTTACCTATTCCGTCAAGCCAGTGGAGAAGAAGGATACAGAGGCAGCCATGGTCCCTACGACATCCAGGTCTGGGGACGGCCCCCAGAGCCTGGAGAGCAAAGCGCAGTAACCTATAGACCTCAGCTAGCAGAAGACATGGCAGCTATGGAATGGGGTATACCGCTAGATGAGTGGTATACCCATTCCTACGAGGTCAGGTGCCAGATGATGGCTACGGTTATTGCTAAGGGCCGTGTAGAGACTCTAATGATAAGGAGTCGTAATGACTGAGCAAACCCCCCAGCTTGGGGTTGAAGCAGTACTCCTAGATCAGCAGTTCCAGCAAAGCTATAAGAGGGTAGAGCAGTCCCTCAAGAACATGGAGAAGCATACCAAGCAGCTTGCCGACGCTAGTGTGAAGTCTAGTGAACGGAAGGCTACTGCTGTCAAGAGTTCGTCTAACCGTCAGATTGCCTCCCTTATCCGCCTACGCCGTCAAATGATCACGGTAATGTTCTATACTCAGCTGCTGTCCCAAGCTGTCGTCGGGGCATACAACGAGATGGCAGAGGGGGCAGAGAATGCTGCAGAGAGGGCAGGCGGTCGTGCCTTGGCTAGGGAGGCAGAGGTAAACCTTGGTCCTATAGTCAGGCAGCTGGTAGACGTTAGTAATGGGGCTATCTCTGCTCAGGAAGCCTTCAAGGTAGCTAATGCTGGTATTCTGGAAGATCAGGGCAGGTTCAGCGAGCAATACTCCGAGCTGTGGGAGGCTGCCAGGGTAGCTGCAGTCACTGGGGGCGGCGATGCCATAGATATCTTTTCGTCTCTACTGCAGTCTATGCGAGAAGGGACTGGCGAGGCCGCAGACTCCACAACTAAGATATTCAACCTCAAAGCCTCGTTACAAGAGTATGCCGCTGCTATGGGTACGACTGCCGATCAGCTGACCCACGGAGAGGCTGCCCAGGCCCAGTTTGCCGCCATAGTCGAGCGTACCAACGAACTACTCGCTGCCGGAGCTGACGAGGCATTGGCTGCAGTTGAGCCCTACAAGCAGCTAGAGTCTACCTGGGAGGACTTCAAGAACGTCTTGACCGTCACTGCCCAAGATACAGGCGTGCTTGGCTTGGTCTCTAAAGCCATACGAACGCTTACAGAAGAAGTGGTGGTATTTGGCTCAGCATTTACCACTATAGTTGGCGGGCTGGTGGAGGCGGGTAGTCCTGGCAAGGGAGTCCAGAGCCTGTTCTCTGATCTCTTGATGGGGGGCGCCCAGTTTGAGGAGAGGCTAGCAGAGAATCAAAAGAGGGCACTAGAGGCCCTGGGATATTTTGAGGATGATGTAGACCCAACTCAGAGGGAGTACAAGGAATCCTACGAGATAGAGCCTCCCAACATCGAACCCATTACCAAGCAGCTGATCAAGCGTGAGGAGCTATTTGAGAAGCACGCTGAGAACCTGGAGAAGATACAACGCAAGTACGAGCAGAGGCTGGCCGACATCGAGCTTAACTACACCAATGAGGTAGCCCGTATCCAGCGTAGTGCCATGAGGTCGAGAGAATCTGCCCTGCGTAGTCATACCATGCGGGTAGAGGATGCCACCATTAAGCACCTCAGCAAGATAGCCGACCTGCAGGAGAAGTATGAGCTCAAGGTATTCCAGAAGACAAGGAAGTTCCAGATTGAGCAGCTCCAGAACGAGAGGATGTACCAGTATGAGCGTTCCCTGCTAGTAGCTGAGGGTGACGTCTTGGGCATCGAGGACTTGGATGCCAGGTATGCCCTGGAGAAGCAGAAGGATGAGGAGAACTTCCAGGATACTATGACGGCAGACGACGAGACTCACCAGCAAAGGATGGCTCGCGAGGAGGAGATGTTTGGGGAGAGGATAGCCCAACTCATCAGGCACTACGAGGCCCAGCTGGAGGAGATCAGGATCAGGGAGCAGGACCAACTGGATGAGGCTGAACGTAAGCGGCAGGAGAACCGAGACAAGGCCCAGCAGGATATGGAGCAGCAGCTGGAAGATGAGCAGGCCAGGCACGAGAAGTCCCTAGAGCAATGGAACCAGTACTGGAACCAGGTGGCCAAGCAAGCCAAGATAGGCTTCGAGCAAGTCAGCGCCATCATCGAGGAGTTCTTTGGCCCCACTGGGGAGGCTCAGGGTATCCTGGACGACTTTATCGAGAGGTTCAACCTGAGGTCTGATATCGAAGCTAGGGTACTGCCCATCGTCGGTACTGGCTCCTCTGGATACGATACTATGCCCTGGGAGGATATACCAGTGGGCCATCAGTTCGGAGGTAGTGGTATGGTATCTTCCCCTACCCTCTTCAGGGCTGGAGAAGGAAACCTACCAGAGAGATACTCCTTTGAGCCTATGACCACCATAGGGTCCTCGATGCAGGTTAGTTGGGGTGGTGGGGCTATTCCCATAGAGGGATCAGGTAGCCTATCTGGAGCTGACCTCTCTGGAGTAGGAGATGCTATCGCTCAGGGTATCCTGATACAATTGACGGGAGCTATGCAAAGTGGCTAGACTAGGCGTGGTGTTCGCTATCAATGGTAAAGGAGTCACCTCACCCGATGAGGAGGTCTGGGCCCATAATGTACTAGGAGAGGACTTGGATGGGCTGCAGAAGAGGAGTGCCTATGCAAAGCTCGAATGGCGTCGGGTGGTAGGTGAATCTTGCGATTTGGATTGGTTCGATTACGATAATACTACTCTGACCTCGCTGACCACTAGACTCCCTGGAGAAATAGACCAGTACGAGATATATAACGATGCCATCTGCCAATCAGTGGTAAAGCGTAACCGGAGGGGAGTAGCCAGCGAGATAGTGGCTGTCTTCCTAGTCAACTTGGGGGATACAGGGACATGACTTCACCTTTTCCTGCAGGGCTAGTAGCCGCATTGAAAGGCTATGCACACGCCGGTAAACTTCGGGGTGTGCAGGGGCCTGCGATTACCCCTGCCTTTTATTGCTGTATATCTGGTAATACTGTAGGGGTAGCTAAAGACCCAGTACCAGTACCCATCCTAGACGTTCAGGTAGTCTGCCCCAACGAGGCAGTTACCATGGACTACTCCAACAGCTGGTCTCCTACAGATACCATAGCTAGTTGGGAAGTTACTTGGGGTGACGGTCAGACCTCTAATGGACTTTGGCCTGGAGCAGGGTCAGTGGCCCATCCACTAGGTGGTTATGTGGCTGCAGGCAAGTACGACGTGGTTCTGACCGTCACTGATACTCTGGGAGCTGAGGGCACTGGCAGGCTTCAGGTAATAGTCCTCAGCTGCGCCGATGAAGATGCCATGGACGAAGGCGACCCTGCCGGCTACCCAGCCTACAGGTGGGCTAACTGGGAGGAGGTCAAGGGAATAGCTACTAGCCAGCAGTACGTATGGAGTAACGACGACGTACTTGGGGCTGGAAGTTGGGCCAAGGTAGAGAGTAGCCAGCTGAGCACCTCTACCCTTACGGACGCCAAGATCACCAGGGAGCCCAGTGGACTAGAGAGGCTATTCGTTTCCAGGTACGACGGTATCTATACCTATGAAGTGCCTCCAAGTGGCGGTACTTGGGTAAAGCGGCAAGACATCACCGACCTCATTACCGCTGCGGGGTATAACCCTGCTAACTATAACGACGTACAGATCGTAGACTCCCTGGCCTTTGTTGAGAATAGACCTGGCTGGGGGTATGCATTCTTCCATGCCTACAAGAATGGCCCACTCTTCAAAGGAGCAGACGCTATCTGGGGAGTGGCTACTACCTTCAGTGGATGGAGGAGTATAGCCTATTCAGTAGTGATAGACGACATGGGAGTGGTAGCCAATAAGCTGCAGAGGTTTACCTCCGGCCAGTTAGCAGTGGTCCAAGAGAGCAATGGAGCTACTGTATATGCCGCGTCTGGTAGGTTAGATGAAGATGCAGGAGTAGATGAGAGTACCTTACACGTGTCTGGTAACTATGGCGGCAGCTGGAGTAGGGCCTCGACTATGCCCAACTATGGGGCCAGCGCATTTTGCTCTGTAGGGAGGAAGTGGGCAGGGATAGTCTACTGGTCTAACGTTAATGGTACCTATCGGTCTGGGGTCAAGATACATGCCGAGAATGGCCCTATGAGCGTGAGCCCAGAAGATGCCAGGTACATGCTATTGATGACTGGCCAGAAGGTAATCGAGTTCACGCCCTCCACCATCCGGCAGTTTGGAGGGGCTGGAGCCGACTGGCCCCATTGGCCTGGTAATGATGGCGAGCATTTTATAGTTACTCATAGGAACGACGACCATACTGCATATAGGATACTTTGGGTGGGAGATGACGGGGTGAACGGGCAAATCTATGCATTGAAAGAGGATGGTACTATGACCGATGTAGGAGGAGGGTATACTCCTACCACCTTAGGCGACGCCTTCATGGCTAGGCCAGAGACGGAGGAGTACCTTGCCTACCCTTAATGTCTCCGATAGCCTGGCTATATCCTCAATAAGCGGCAGTGCTAACCGTGGAGGATGGGAGGTCAGGTTCAATGTAATGGCAGATACCGACCTCCTGGACCTCTACCAGGAGCTACTACTCACCTGGGACCCATTGATTGGGGACTATGGGATGCCTACTCAGGAAGCCTTTCACGGCCACGTAGTCCCTGCCCAGTTCGTCTTTGACGTGAAGGGTAGCTCTACGCAATGCGTGGCCAGGACTAGCGACTCCATCTTAGAGAGAGGCTGGCTGCAGGGAGTACACTTTGTCGATGTGGATGCCGATGGCCGTGCTAACTACCACCAGTTCGACTCGGTGACTGGAGTAAGCCCAGAGAGGCTGACCCTGGGTAGGCTGGTCAGGCATATCTTGGGCTACTATGATGCCCTGGGCAATCCTCCAGCCACTAACCCAGATTGGGTAGCCCATACCAATATGGTATATCATGCTACCCTGAACCCGCATGGATGGATAGACCTGAGTGGGGTAGAGACTACTCCATTTGCCGACCCTGGCAACCTGGACGGCACTGCTAGGGCCGAGAGGTACATGATCAGGGAATCCAATAACATGTGGGGCGTCATCAGGAACATAGCCAAGAACGACCACTTTGTGGCCTACTTTGATAAGGGTAACGGGTTTCACTATGAACGTAACCCAATGTTCCAGGCTGCCCTGCCGTCTTCAGTGATGACCTTCACTAAGGAGTTCTGCGCTGGCAGGCCGCAGGTAGTCTTTAGGGATGCCCAGCAGATCAGGCAAGTCAGGTATCATGCAGTTACAGACGACGCCGATACCTTGCATGCCGAGTATCCTATATCGTCTACCCATGTCTACGGTAATGTCGTCAACCAGAGCAGACTACGATGCAGCGACCAGGACGCACTCGACTACTGGGCCAAAGTGAGGTACTTCTGGGAGAACCGTCCCTATACTGTCAAGTGGCCTGCCCCTGGGCTATCTGGATTGCTGTTCGAGCTTTATGACCGGGTAGCTATTACCTATGCAGGGACCACGGCCAACGGAGTGCATATCGACTGGACTAGCGAATACTTTTATATTACCGATATATCCGTAAGTCCTAACGGGTTCAGGAGTGGTACTACCATGCTTACCCTAGAAGCGGAGAACCAGATACCATGAGCTGGGAACCAAATGAGGATACCCTGATCCTAATCCATAGGTACATGGAGGTAATGAAGGAGAGACTTCCATGGTTGTTAGATGTTGCCGAGTTCATCCAGGGCTGTACCGTGGAGGACTTGGACCCATACTCGGCTGGCCTTACCACCTGGCCCAGACTTATCCAAGTGAAGCTACGTGGTGAGTATAATACCGACGTATGGTACAGGCAAAGCATGGGCCTGGCAGTAACTGACGAGGTTACTGTAGTCAGGATCAGGGATGGGGATCAGTACGAGATATTCTCTGCAGGGGGCTCTTCTGGAGCAGGGCTGCCTGGGGTGTCCTTTGCTAATCCCACTGCCCAGGTTGGTACCTCTGCAGTCAATGGTACTGCTACTACGGCTATGCGGTCTGACGCTGCTCCTCCTATAAATCAGGGCATCACTCCTACCTGGACCAATAAGCATACCTTTGATGGCGACCTAGATATGAACGGCAATGACCACATCTGGGATGCCGATGCCGATACTAAGGAGTACGCGGCAGTAGACGACGAGATCGCCTGGGACATAGGAGGAGTGGTCTCAGGACGCAGGTACTCCGATGGTATCCAGGTGATTGCCGACCAGGACTTCTTCCCCAACATGGATGGCAGGGGGCTGGCTAGTAGGTTTATCAACTCTCCAGGACTTACGCTCTGGGATGCCCACTTCAGGCCAAGCGAGACTACTGGCCCAGGCAATGGTACCCTAACTGGTTATGCCTGGGCAGGCGCGCCATTGGGAGGCACTCCTGCTGCCGTATACTACAGCTACAATGATGACTACCTGTACATGGCCGACGCTGCCAAGTGCTTCCTGTATACAAATATCGCCAATGCAGCGGCTAGTTGGCAAGGTAAGTACATAGAGGCAAGGGTATCTGGAGGGATAACCGTGGAGTGTGGAGTCCGCATAGACGACGGTACTGATAACAACTGGGTGGAGATGTTCTTAGATGGCTCCTTGGTTGTGGGAGAATCTACTCTGAGGTACAGGTACAGAGATAATGCTGGAGCCATAACCACCGTATCGGCAGCTACTACAGTGCCATTTGGAACCTTCCTGACCTTCCAGTTGCTATGCTACTACTCGGCCCCCAACTATTTTGCCTATGGCTACCTGAAGGGCGAGCATGGAGGAAGATGTAACCTTGTCTCCTTCTCCCACCAGCTGAATGGCAACTGGACGGCAGGGCCGCCTGCAGCAGGACGCGTGGGCGTATTCGTAGACAACGCAGGCAACTCAGCCAATTGCGACTGGTTCTATAAAACCTTTACCTAGGAGGCACACTTGTTCTCAACAGTCAATATACTCATACTGGGGCAGCGAGACCTGGAGCTTAGAAGGGTAGAAGAACTGGCCCAAGGACTGAACTTCTCGGTTAGGATCACCGATGGAGTCCACGACGCATTGGAGCAGACGGAGGCTACAGACGTACTGATAGCAGTGGAAAGCGTACCTACTGGACCTACTACTCCGGTCATCAGAAGATTCCTGGTAGAGAGTAACGGCCCTCTGTGCGTCATTATAGATGCCTTTGCCGACGATAAGAAGGCATACGACTGGATGGCTGCAGGAGCCTGGCATGTCTGGAGGAGGCCGATAGACCCGCAGGCAGTGCAAGCCACATTGATCAAGTACGGTAGGATGGTACTGGACGACAGGGAAAGAATAGCACTAAAGGCTGAGGTAGCTAAGCTCAAGAGGTGGGTGGCTGGCCTGGTAATAGCCGTAGCAGGGCTGAATGTCCTGGAACCTATATTTGGAGATCAGTTAGTAGCATGGCTGATGTCGTTATTGTAAGGCTAGAAATAGAGAGGATGCAGATATGACTTGGAGGGAACTGCTCGTGGATGGGATGCTGGTACAAGCGGTCACTACGCTGGCCTTGGTGGTTACTTGGTGCGTTATGACGGCTCTGCAGATTCCAGTACCCCCGTTTATGGAGACTCTGCTGACGATGGTTATTGGTCACTGGTTCGGTGTGGTACTGACCAAAGCCTCTTATAGGGCCTCCTGCCATTGTAAGTAAAGAATCAAAGGCCCTGCACACCCCCGAAATTAGCGCGTGTGCAGGGCTTCTTGATCACCCCTTCTCCTGAAAGGCTGATGGATACTTAGCCCTCAGCATAGCAGGAGTAATCCTCTGGTATCTACCACTCTTACCGAACACCTTACCACACTTGGAGCAGCGGGTGAGCGACTTGTACTCACTGGGCCCAACCTTGATGGTCGATGATCTGATATCGTGGCGTCCTCCCTCAGGACACTTACTCACTTCTTATCACCTCCTTACAATAGGCGCATCTGGTCTCGCAGGCGATAGCTCGGCCTTTGGAGTCTCTCTTAATAAGTTGAGTAGGCACGTGACGACAGAACGTCTTGCCTCTCTGGATAATCACCCCACACTTCTTGCATACCCAGACCTCCTGGAATTTGCAGCCTCCTTGGGCATGCTCGTGGGCCTCAGGTTCATGGTTACCTCCCCTGGGGCAGCCAGTTCTACTCTTCATAAGGCTTCTCCTTACCACAGGATGAGCACTTCCAATAACGGCCTCGGATGGCCCCTGCCGAGTCGTAGGTGAACTTACAGACCCAGACGTGGCTCTCGATGGTACGTTGCTTTAGTACCTTCTGGCATCTTAGGCACTGGCTGATCCTCTTGAACTGGCAGCCCCCCAATGGTATAGAACGATGCATCACTTGATTATGCTCGCACTTCTTACTCATCAGGAGCCTCCTCCAGGGCTGAATCGGTGAACTTGGAGATTTTTATCGACTTCGTGTTGTATTTCTGCTTCAAGCCCTGTACATACAGGTAGCGGCGTTCTCCCGATGCCTGGCAGTACCGATGCATCTCTGTAGCCAGGGCCTTGGCAACTGGCAGTAGGCTCAGGGCAATCTGGGCTATATCTGCTGCCTTGCCTGCCCACCACCGCCAGATACTGTCTTGAGGCTTGATAGTACCTCCAAAGTTTTGCTGGATATTGACTAGGGCCTGGCGGTCAGCGGTACATAGCTCCACCTTGGTAGTTCCCTGGCGCTTATTAGGCCCCATATCTATTATACGCCAGTACCCCTTCTCGACGATGAAGTCTATAGCTTCATCCTTAGTGCTTGTCATCGTATGCCTCCAGGTGGCCCCAATCTGGGCCTAGGTCTATGTCCACCTTCCATGGGACTTGGGGAAACCACTTCTCCCCAGTAGCCTTCATGATAGACTGGACTTTTCTACCTACCTCCTCGACCTTGTCGTTCCTGACCTCCAAGAGGACGCTGTCGTGGATAGTAGCTACCATCTTGGCGTAGTCGATACCCTCAGCCTTTAGCCAGTCGCATACCGAGATAAAGGTCATCAAGGTAACGTCTGAGGCAGCCCCTTGGACCGGCATGTTCCCTGCGGCCTTACGGGCATCGTCTAGGTTATCGTTGGTGATGAGAGGGTAGCGACGCCTACGCTTGGTTACAGTCTCCACGTAGCCTCGCGTCCTCAGGGTCTTGAGCTGGCCCTGCTTCCACTCCTCCAAGGTAGTCATGAGCTTCTTATACCTGCGGACGAACTGCCTGGCTAGGGTCATCGACATCCCAGTCTCCATAGCGAAGGAATGCTCAGTACCTCCATACAGGTAGGCAAAGTTGAACTTCTTGCAGTTGTTGCGCTCGTCCTTGGTATACTCCTCTCCGTACATAGCTACTGCTACTTCAGAGTGGAGGTCGCGACCCTCCTGGTATACTTGCAAGAGGAATGGCTCTCCAGATAGGGCAGCGGCTACTCTCATCTCTGCCTGGGAGATGTCTACCTCCATAATCGACCATCCTTCAGGAGCTTTGCAGTAGGCCGCCCTGATATACTGCCCCCAGGTATCCCCCAGAGCCGAGCCTGTACCTGGCCTGGGGATAGTCTGGATGGCAGGGTCACGGAAGGATACCCGGCCAGTCTCTGTACCATACAAGAGGCAGTCGGGATGTATCTTCCCCTCAGGGTCGATCATACTAGCATTGGTCCTCTTACGGTAGAATAGGTTGTCGATGTAGGAGCTTTTCAGCTTCAGTAAGGACTTCAGCTGGTCGAACCCCTCCAACCACTTATAGGCTACAGAATCCTGGCGACCCCAGCCGGCCAGCTTCTGCCTGATCAGTAGCCTCGCCTCTGCGCAGGTCGTCTTTGGCTTTGCGTTCCTAACCCTGACCGTAGGCAGTGCGAAGTGGTCATACATGATCTTCTGAACCTGCATCCAGGAGTTGGGGTTGAATTCGTACCCGCACATCTCTTCAAGTTCCTCTTGCAGCTTGACTGCCCCATCGCCCATCTCCTCAGACAAGCGGTGAAGCTCGTCTACGTCGCAGTACAGGCCATAGAGTTCCATATCCACCATATGAGGCAAAGCCGCCATCAGTGGGTAGCGGTACGGCATCTCGAACATATCATCTGCCTCTAGCTGCTCCTTGAGGATGAACCAGAGTCTCAAGTTATAGCAAACGTCCAGGACGTTATACTCCATCAGCTGGTCGGCTGGGACACTGGAGTACATATCGTTCTTGCTCTTGAGGTACTTCTTGACCAGTTCTCCCTCATAGTCTCCGATGTCGAGATAGTTAGTCAGCAACGGCTTGAGCCCGTGGTACATGGTCTCGTCGATCAGGTAGTGAGCTACCAAGCTGTCGTCATCTGCTCTAGCCTGGACCCCCAACTGGTGCCTGAGATACCTGATGTCGAACTTGGCGTTATGCCCGACAAAGGTGATACCATTATCTGGAGCAAAGAGGCGGTTGAGTGCCTCGGCTGTCTCTGGTAGGTAGACCATCTCTGCAGGAATGACCCAGGCTCGGTTGACGTCGTAGGCAAAGGCCATACATAGTATCCTATGCTCCCAATAGACCAGCTGATCAGTCTCAAGGTCGAAGCAGATGGTGAGTCCCTCCCTCCCCTGCTTGAGCATCGCATTTACCCAGTAGTTGAGGTCGTCTATATCCTCGACTACGTGGTAATGAGGATACGGCAGGTCTAGTGGTCCTCCATTGGCCAGCTTCTGAACGTCGTGGACTAGCTCAGAGAAGTGGCCTCCTGTACGTAGGATATAGGCTGGGTGCCAGGTACATATGACCCCGTCGTGCCACTGCCCTCTGAGCGACCCCTGCAGGATACCTGTAAGGGCCTTACCTGCTACTGCTCCAGCTGCTAGGATTGGGATGCCCTCGGCCTGGTAAGGTGCCAGCTCTGCAAGGAGTCTTGGACGGCAGCACTGGGCAGCCCTCCAAGGTATCTTGTTGGCTGGTGGATGGCAGAGGGCTGTATTGGTAAAGTATAGGTCGTCACGGGTGAGGTCAGTTGCTCCTTCTAGGATAGCCGTCAGCAACTTACCGGAGTCCCCAATGAAGGGGACTCCTTGCTTGGCTTCATTCCTGCCTGGGGCCTCCCCGCAAACAACGCCTCTGCACACGCCCTTATTCGGGGGTGTGCCAGAGCCTTGAACCATCGGACGGTGGAGCAGTGGGCAATGTATGCACTGGGGCTTAGGCAATTCAGTATCCTTCACGCCCAGGGCTATATGCTTGCGCTCTGCTGCTATCAAGTCCTCATATGATACCTTCAGTAGGTCTTTATGATGAATCTTTGGCAGGTCCACTGGCTCTACTAACTGCTTGGCCCTCTTAGCCATGACCCATCCTCTCTCCCTCATTAGAGGCCATCTTGGTAGCTTTATGGTAAATGGCGAGATTGATCTCTGCCAGGGTCAAGGTCTCTTTGAGTAGGTAGCCCTCTGGACGCCAGGCATCCTCAGTCATATTGCACTTGCCTATCATCTCGGTATAGACCTGACCCTGCAAGGCGGCCGCGTAGGGGCAGGTGGTATCCCAACTGCGGATATGTGGGAAGTAGCTGATCGCTTGGATAGGTTGGGACATAACCGACCATTGCCCTAGTAAGTGCAGCCTGGATGGATGCCCCATATAAGGAGTCAATCTGATGCAGTGCGTCCTGACCCATGAGAGGGCAGCGATGCGGCCTCCAGGGAACTTGTCTAGCACTTTAGGTATCCCAATGGTGAGCTGAGGGATACGCTCCCATAGGTCAGTACCCATCATCTGCCTCAGGCACTCCACCCACTCCTGTACAGAGCCTCCTTGCGGTACGACCATAACGCTATTGGCATAGGCAGACAGTTCCAGGGCATGGGCATGGAACAGCTTGAGGGTCTTGTCCTTATCCATAAAGGCGTCGGGGCAGACTACCTCAAATGGCTCGATAGCCTTGGCAACCTTGTAGAGGGTCTTGACCCTTGGCTCTCCAGTCTCTATGACCCCATTATCTAGGATGACTCCGCTATGATCCCTGAACTGCTCCCATTCGTCCTCTGGCAGGTCGTTGAATAGGTGGGCTTGGAGCATAACGTATACCCCAGTGGCTAGATGCTTCACCATCTTCAGTGGTAGTACGGGCGCAAATTCAGTCACGGCTCCCCCTCCTTTTCCTGGGCGACACGCCCCTGCCTGCTTGGGCCTTGACGATGGGGTCGGCCTCCACCTGGATGCCCTTCTTCTCTGCTTCCCTGGCCAGTAGCATGCGGATAAGGCCCCCGAACATGGCTGAGTAGATATGGACATCCCCAGTTTCCTCCTCGACCTCCGACCATTGTACAGAGAAGAAGTCGTTGGGATCATAGCCATCCAGCAATTGACTGAGCCTGTCGATCTTCTTCTTGAGCTCCTGCACAAAGCCATGGGGGAAGTTGATGCGTTCCCAGACTGGAGAGGAACGGTCATACATCTTGCCCTTCTCAGAAAAGACGCCATTGGCATCCTCTTGGAACCCCTTGACTTCCTCATACCACTCGGCAAGTAGCAAGTCAAGTACCTTTTGCTCCTCAATAAACAGTTTCATCTTGCAGTAACCTCCTGTATATACTAACTGACGGTAGTTGAAATGGTCGGTATACCTTATGAGTCCTCCTCTCTACCCTTACCCAGCTGCCTATAGTATCCCACCTCTTGGCAGTTGGGTAGTTTACTTCTGCCAAGATATTGTTCTGGATCATCCACTGGTCGTCTGGCAAGCCTCCGGTGGTGAGGGTATGGTCTGCGCAATCGGCTACCAGGAAGTATTCCCACCTGCTATAGCCATACGGGCGCAGTGCCCATATCTGGCCTATGTCTCGGCAATCGGCAGAGGCTATATAGCCATCGACCATAGGAGTTATTAGTGGGAGGTGGCCTGTCCTCATACGGTTCAAGACCACCTCCTCCATCAGCCCTTCTCGGTAGTGACTAGCCCAGCCGTAGATGATCACCAGGGCAGCTAGGGCATTCATTCTGCTTCGATGTAGCCAGCATCTATGCAACGACTGACCACGCGCCTCATGCCATCGAGGTCATAGGCAGGGTCGTGCATGTCGTTGGCCCAGAATGCTGCGGCACGTAGGAGGCAACTATCGCACGTACCGCAAGCCTGCTCGTCGTTCCGGTAGCAACTACGCGTATGCTCCCAAGGAACACCCAGGTCTCTTCCAAGCTCGACAATCTCTGCCTTGGTCAAGGTTATGAGTGGATGAGCAATGGTAACCTCGAACCCTCCCAGTGCCAGGACTGCAGTATCGGCAAACGCCTCCAAGAAGTCCTGCCGGCAATCTGGGTATTCCACGTCTTGCTCAACCCACCCCCCGACCAGCATATGTGCGTCGTACTTGTAGAGTAGGGGGAGAGTCCTGGCCAGCTGGAAGAGGTTGCGTCCTGGTACGAAAGATGATGGGTTACCATACTTGTCAGTAACGCCAGGTCTCAAGTCCGTAACGTCGCTGGTGATAGCCTCTAGTCCATAGCCGTCAATCTTGATGGCCTGGAATGGGATGACGTGGCCTAGCTCGGATGCCAGAGAGCCCATCACCATTAACGCTGCGTTGGCCTCGTAGTCGGCTCCAAGCTGCCCATAGTCGAAGTGGGCAATCGCTACTACCTCTGTATTCGGACGTGCTGCTGCCCAGTATAGGGCCGTGGAGGAGTCCATTCCTCCACTAAGTAGAACCACTGCTCTGTCCTTCATCTTCAGTTACCTCCATTCCTAGAGTATTATAGAGCCTACCTTCAAACTGCATGCGCCAACCTGGCTCTAGTAGGTCTACGGCGTGCAGTACCGACGGCGTGTTAGCTTTGATCTTGTTCTTGGTTATATACTTCTGGGCCTGCCCTCCTAGACGGCTGGCTATATAGATAACCTTCTGATCTGGCTTGAGTCCTTGCCCATATAAGAGGACCAGCCCATGCATCAAGATAAACTGTATCTTGTCCTTGGCTACCTTCCTATCCAGGTACAGGTTATAGAGCCTGCCGCTATGGATAAAGTTATGGCAAGTATAGCACAGGGCAACGGTCTCTCTATAGCGGAGCACCAACTTATCCCACAAGTAGTCGTAGCACTCGTGGGCCTCTAACCATTGGTGATACTTGGCGTTAGAGGAGGAAACCCCGCAGGCAAAGCAATGGTAGTTGTTAACCTCGTAAACCTGCTTACGATGCCTATCCCACCATTCCTTACCCATCAACGTCCTTGGGTTAACCCCTGACAGGTACTTGGGTATGTTAGGATGCTGCAGAATATCTGGCCTGGTAAACTTGAGGCCAGTAGCCGATAGGTCCAGGCTAATCTTCACGATTGACTGACCTGTCTACATTGAACCCTTCTGGATACCTACCTGCTAGCTTATCCAAGTTCAAAGTGGCTACCTCTTCTAGCGTCAGCCCTATGGCATCGGCAGTGACTGCCACGTACCATAGGACGTCCCCCAGCTCCTTAGCTACTGCCGCTGCCCTGATTGGGTGGCCGTGCCAGACGTACTTCTTGACTAGGTCCAGTACCTCACCAGCTTCCCCTCCCAATCCTATAGAAGCATAGACCAGCTTCTGGACTCCACTATCGAAGCCCATACAGGTCTTGAGTGCCCCCTTCTGGTATTCATTTAGTTCCATACTACCCCCTTATCGTTAGCGTGAACTCTTTGGTGGTTATCTCTGATGGTATATCTAGCTCAGCATCGTAGGCAGCTTGTAAATCTATCCCATGGGCCCTGACCATCTTACCCTCTAGCTTCATTACCTGGGCTGGTAGGACAAACCTGGTCATCTCCTCTAGCATACTGACCATAGCTGCCTTACTGAGCGATGGTTGGCCCATCCTATGAGAGTGCGAGGCATAAGCATGGTAGGCTGGAGTGACGTGAAACCATAGGACTCCATCCTTGAGCTTATAGGAAAAGTTAGCACTGCCCCTAGCAGCTATGTTAACTACGAACTCTACAAAGTCATCGGCTGCTACTGGCGCCCTACCTCTAGCCACGACGTATACATTCTCAAGGGCCTGCCTCATTACCTGTATAGGTGGTCTTGGCGTTCCTAAGAAATCGGCAAGGATATCAATCCCATACCAGGCTACTGCCAGGTTACGCCTGACCCTGTCTGGCATAGGATAGACGAATGCCTTATCTACCTCCTTCTGGGCGTCGATCAAACCCTCCCGCACACCCCCGATTTGGAGCGTGTGCAGTGCATATGGTAGAGATAGGCTATGGAGGTCTACCGCCGACAGCCGCTGGAACGCACGCCAGGCAGGTGAGTCCTTCATAACGGTATCCTTCTTGAGGTGGACGGCTACAATACGCTCCTTTACTGCTGGGTCTTGGAGCTGATCCTCACCGTCTATGGAGAAGGGCGCAGTCAGTGGGTATTGGGTTATAGTCTGGTCTGGCCGTCCTCTGGCATCGACTCCACTATCGTAGCTGAGGAGGATGTACCTCAAGAACTCCTTAGTCATATTGGCCCTGAACTCGCTGAACGAGATGGGAGGGGCATTAGACGATCCCAGGAGGGACAGCAGTACGAACCTAGTCGTATTAGCGTCGTACCCCTTGGGGTCGGTATAGCCCGCCATCCTCAGGAAGATTCTCTGGATGAGCGTCGTCTTGCCGCTGCCCTTGGTACCAGAGACAGAGAGTATGGGAAAGCGGTAGCCTGCCTCCTCGATTGCCGGCTTCAGTGGAGTAGCAGCATACCATCCTATCATAGGCCAGATAGCATCTGGGTCGTGGAGATTGGGCAGGTTCTCCGCTATGACCTCCTTGACCTCTTGGGATAGGTGACTATCTGTGATAGAGATGGATGGTAGGTTCTTGGTAGCTGGTACATACACTATCGGGGCACGACTGTCTCCCTTCCAGATAGACCCGTCAGAACCTATGACCGCTTCCCTGGTTACATAGTAGGTACGGTCATCGTCTACTATCGAGTGCCGTCCCATGGTCCTGGTCGAGCGGGCCAGAGGTACTCCCTTGGCCTGTAGTTGCTGGATAAGGTAGGCTGACATCTGCCTGACATGAAGGTCTCGTCCAAGCCAGTTCCACGCAGCCTTATTCAGCCTGGGGGTGAGCTTACCAAGGGAGCTGAGCTCAGTCTTGGTAAAGACTTCCCCTTTCCAGACGTGCTTAGTACCGTTAGCCCTAACGTCTGCAACGATGGCATCTTCATCCCCTTCAAGGAGGAGGAGGGGGTCGAGCACGAACGTAGACACCTGGGCTGCTCCTCTACCGGAGGCCATGTAGTAGCAGTTATCCTTCTCAACGACTGGCCCTGGTCCTGCTTGGTCCTCTGAACCTCCATCGCCAGCCTTGGTCCTTATAGTAATGACCTCTGCTGAGGATTCCCTGGCAGAGGCTATAGTCTTATCTAGGTAGTGCCCCCGTTCTGATTGGTGCTTATCCCCGCACTTATGGCAGTCAAAGATGCGGGTAATGGACTCATCACTCATTCCTGCAGAGACCAAGGCAGTCACTATCGCCCAGTCTCTCTCCGACCTGGACGTATACCCCCTACGGTCACCGTTCCTCACTTTCCTGGCCATCTTGTCTGTTATGGCGAGGGAAGCATCCACGTCACCAAGGGAGTATACGTACTCAGGTCGTATAATATCAACAGACACCACTATAGGGGCATCTGATTCTTTCATATTCATTGAGCCTGGCAATCTCATCAGTCGGTCTATATTATGACAACTATCGCCCTTGACCGACTGGGCCAGGCTGGCATTACGTGTCTCTATCTCCTTACGTTCCGGTATGAAGGTATCTATCCTCCAGTATAAGTGGTATCCGTGGCCAGATCGGACTATGGCCGACGGAGGTAATACAGCAGGTATCAAGTCTGGACGGTCCAAGTCTACCCAGAGAACCTGACTACCTAGGCAATTGGCCTTACCTATGGCATCTGCCTTAGCCCGTACTGCTGGACCAAAGTAGACGTCTAGCTGTTCAGGTATCTTTAGAGCATCTATGGCCCTGATGGGTATCCACCTACGATGCTCCCTATCCGTGCCTCCAATACTCAGTTCTATGAGGTTGTCGTTGTTCAGTCCACTGAAGCATAAATTTAGGAGGTCCATGGTTGCCTTTCAACTAGGGCAGGAGGGATGAGGTGGGAGGGTAGCGTGCGGTCTACCCTCCCCAACTCTACTTTGGTACATAGCTACAGGCAATCACCTGAATGCCAGTGGCCTACTCCTCATCTTCCTCGGTGATCCAGGTGCTGATCTTGTTACGGACACGACCATCCCCACCATCCTCAACGGTGCGAAGCTGCTGGGTGATGTACACCTGGGCCTGAGCGCCAATCAAGTCCTCAAGGTCCAAGTCTGTGGGCAGGTTCATGGCCTTCAGTGCCTGACCAGTAATGCCTGCGCCTCGGCCTTCGAGCATCAGGTTGGGCCAGAGCTTGCGCCCTTCGTACTCCTCATGGTCGATGACCTCGACAACGAGCTTGACCATCTGCTCGCCCTTGGTGCTGGACTTGTCGAGCTTGGCCTCTTTGACCTCAATCCAGTAAGCCCCCACGGGCATCGGGGAAAAGTCTGCTGCGTTGGAAAAATCTACAGAAATCTGCGGCATTGTTAACCTCCTAGGGTTTGCCATGTAAATAGATAGATAAACAAAACAACTACTCACTAGGGTAAAGCCAATTACTTCATAAGCACCTCCATTAGTTTGCCAATGGTTGGCGACGGGACGCTATGAGGGGCATCAATGACCCCTTGCCACTTGGCCATAAAGTCCCTGCCTCCACGGGTTAGTAGGACATTGAAGTGGCCAGGGCCTGCTTGCGCCCGGTTCCTCTTTGGCTCTGGCAACCCCAAGTCCTCCCTCTGCCTACGAGAGAGTTGCTCTGCTATGACCAAGCGACCGACCAGCTCGGCGTTGGCAGGGACAGCCATATCCGACCTACCCTGGAGCATAGGGCTGTACCACGTATAGCCCAAGTCCTCAAACTCGCGTCTGGTTTGCAGAGCCGTCATCAGTACATTGACGTCTAAGCCGTAGTACTTATCGGTCAAGTTCACCATCATAGATAAGACGTCCCCCCAATGCTGAATCTCCGTACGCTTGGGCTTGTTCCCAGGTTTGAGGTCGGTCTGCCCTGTCGCGGCCTGGATACATCTACCCTGGGCATGGGTGATCGAGTCCACTACCACCGTATTGAAGTGGTCGAATCCCCAACGGTCCAGGTAGGCAGCGACGACCTCTGTAAAGTCCTTATGGGCTTGGCTTGGCTGCTTCCACCCCCTGGACTGCCCATTGGCGAACCATTCGTAGGGTACATTGAAGTCTGCAAACTTCTCGATACCTACGACCAATGGCGGAGGGTCATACCTCCGTAGGCTGATTGGCTGGCCCCTGGAGTTCAGGACCAAGACTGGGCGCGTGGCTGGATGCTCCATGGCCGACCCCACTAACGTAGTCTTGCCCGTGCCGCTGTCCCCATAGATCAGGGCCTTGAGCAGGGCTGGCTGTTCTAGGCTGACTGATTTCATATTACCAGTCCGGGTCCCAGTCGTGACCACGTCCGAGCGAACTACGACGCCTGCCTTCCCTCTTGACTTGACGAACCTGCTGGATGACGCTCAAGTCCCCGGAGGCAAGACCGCTAAGGGCGGCTATCTGGTTGTAGCCAGCAAATGGCTCTACAGGCTGGTCATTGTGCCAGCTACCATCGTCAAATGGCGTGCCGTCGTTGCCGTCCCAAGTATCCACAGCAACCCACCGATCCCCAACCCATAGCTTCTTGCCATTCTTACTGAGCGTGCCTATCTTGCGCTTCTTTTTCTTAGGCATTTAATCCTCCCAATAGTTTCTATTGGCAAACTCTATCTCCAGGAGTGCCTGGGCTTCGTCTGCCATATCGTGGTTGAATAAGTCGCATACCTCCTTGAAGGCGCACCAACTACAGTGGTAGCCCGACAAGGGATATATCGGTACATCTGGGTCTACCATCTGGCGACCCTCGTGCTGTAGTGCTATGACTGCCTCACTAAGCTGCTTCTTTGTCCTTGGTATCCTCCTCTCCATAAAGAACTGGTTTTCCCTAGAGCCCAGCATACTGACCACCGACATGTTAGCTGCCAGGACGTCCTCCGCTGATACCTCATTGGCCTTTGCCCACTTCTGGACGTAGAAGCGGAACCACTCCAGGCTGAGCTGCTGCTTCTTGGCCGAGCTGAACCTCATAGGGGTACTGAGCCGCTTGGGTACATCGGGTATACGCTTCCTCAGGCAACGGTAGAGTACACCTGAAGGGGTCGGGGGGTATAGCTGCCCCGCTGCCCACATATAGGCGGTCGGCTGAATACCCCTGAACGTGCCGCTCATATTGCCCAGGCTCTTGGCGGTCTTGAACTCGAATATGTATATCTTACCACTTCTGAGGTGACGAACTCTGCCGTCGAACCTCCCTGCATAGACGGCATCCAGCCCTGGGATTGGCACTTTGAAGCTCTCCTCAGTAGAGAGCAGGGTGTACGGATAGTCTACATTGGGAGACCATAGCTCGTAGTGCTTGAGCATAGTGAGGCCCAGTTGCCTGAGCTTGGCCATGTTGTCTTCCTCTGCAGGGATTAGTGGGCCTGTCCTGGCGATGATCTTGGCAATGCGTCCAGATAGCCACTTATCGAACCTATCCTTAGCGTCATCAAAGACAAAGCGCATCGGCTTACCAGTACCTACAGAGTTACGATAGCCATAGTCCAAGCCCTCGTGCACCCCCAAGCCTAGGATCAATGGCTCTGGAGGGAACGAACGGCCCCTGCCCTGCCTGAGAGTGGAGCCAAAGTCCCACTTACGGCGGCAGAGTACAAAGGTCTGTAGGTCAGTGACGTGAACTTCCTTGACTAGATCATCCATAAGCCCTCCTCTGGCCCTATACCTACCATAACTACCGTCAGGAGTAAGGCCCATATAGCTGCTACTATTAGTAAGATGATTATCTTGGCAATGGTCTTCATACTGCCTCCTTTCTGGAGCATAGTGGATGGGCCCCCCAACCCATCCACCCCACCGCTAGAACTTCAGATTGGCGCTGCGTTCAGCATCCTTCCGTTGGATGGTCTGGACTTTGACCTTCAGCATAGCTTTGGATACCGACTCTACAGTCCTGGTCCTGCCTCCTGGTAAGGTGATCTTGGCGCGGTGGACGCCGCGTTTCTCATCATACCAGTATCTTACACTGCCCATCATTTACCTCCTTCCTTAGCCAGGAACATAAATTCCTGGTATAGATAGGGATTACCAAGGAAGTAACCCCGCTTAACTGACGTACCTAGGCTGCCCGTATTCTCGATACCACGGCACTGCATACAGGTATGCCGGCCAATGGCATAGGCTGCCACTGAGGACTGGCCCGTTATCTCTGCAATCTCGTCTGCCACCTGATTGAGGAACCTCTCCTGTATCTGCAGACGGTGGGCATACTTATAGCAAACTCTGGCTACCTTGGATGCCCCCAGGTATTTATCCTTTACCTGATAGCCTACCACGACATCCATCGAGAACGGCAGTAGGTGATGCTCGCACATGGACCAGACGTCATTGACTCTGAGGACTACTAACTGACCCTGCCCCTTGGCCTCGAAGGTAGTACCTATCTTGCCAGGATCGTACTCAATAAAGGACTTCCAGAATCTAGCTACTCTGTCTGGGGTATCAACCAATCCCTCACGAGTGGGGTTCTCTCCTATGGCCCTGAGCAGGCGAGTCACCGAGATTCGGATCAAGTCCTCCTGCACACCCCCTGACTCGGCGTGTGCGGCTGCTGTCGTTTCTTCCTTCATCATTTCACCCCTATATACTTATGGACTTGGACCGACAGCCGGCAACCGAGTTGAAGGCATGCCTTGAAGGCCAGCTTGGTGGAGTGCTCCTCCTGGGAGATAGGCTGTAGGCAAACGCGCTGAGGGTCTATGTCGTGTAGGTTCATGAACGCCTTCAGCCTGGCTATAGAGGGCATCCCACCCACCAGCCACTTGATCTCGTCTGCCCCCTCAACGACGTTCTTCAGGTAGCTACCCTCAGGGAGCATATGCTTGGGGCTTACCACGATATGGTCGATTAGGTGTGCCCCTGGGATAGGTAGGCTACCATTGGTCTCCAGATGGATGCATGGAATGGGATGGCTCAACTGGATGAGCGCCTCTAGCAGGGCCTCCAGGGGTTGTAGGCACGGCTCGCCTCCGGTCAGTACCAGGAGGTCGTTGGCATGGGCAGTCTGCTGGATAGCCTTAACCAGTCGATTCAGGGTATAGGTCGTACCCCCTTCAAGGCCGATGGACCCCTTGGTATCGCAGAAGCCGCAGTCGAGATTGCACCCCTGGAACCTGACGAAGGTAGCAGGCCAGCCAGAGAAGCGTCCTTCTCCCTGGATAGACCGGAAGATAGAGTGTACTAGGTAGGTTGGCTTAGACTTCGACACTGCATCCTCCTAAGCCCTCCCATAGAGTGACGTTTACTATCTCTACTCTGGGCAGCTCCTCTATCTTCTGCTGAAGGTACAGAGCAATATTCTCTGCAGTTGGCAGTGGAATGAAGTCATTGAGCCAGGAGTGGTCCAAGTCGTCGATGATCTCCTTGATATCGCCAAAGTCCACTACCACGCCGTCGGCCTCGTTGACATGCCCCAACATCTCTACCTTGACTCGGTAAGAATGCCCATGAGGATTACTACACTTACCTGGATGGCACGGCAAGTAGTGTCCGGCCTCGAAGGTACGCTCCACCGTCAGCCATGCATGGCGCTTCGGCCCTGAGGGGTTGGTACGGCAACGGACTCCCCTAACGGCCTCACCCCTGAGGTGAGGCTCTCCTGGGATGTCCACATCTGCCATCGCTTCTCGGCACTCCGCCTCTGCGGCCAGGAGTTCTTGTAAGTCTGTTATCTGCTTGAGAGCCTCAATCTTGCTCACTTGGTTACCCTTGCCTACATCTGCGTCGTGCATCATACTTCCTTCCTAGAGGAGGACAACTCCTCGATCATAGACCTTACCAAGTCCATAGTCTGCCAGGCCTGCTTGAATGCCTTGAGGACCAGGTCGTTGGTGGTCTTTTCGATATGTAGGTAAATCGCCTCCACTGGATGATCAGTCGTGAGGCGGTGAATCCTCTGCTTAACTTGGTCCATCAGGATAGCTGAGTGGACTTGGTCGTATAGGATAATCTTGTGGGCCTTTGCCAGGTTCAGCCCAGTACCGATAGTATGGATGGTGCCTACTAGATATTGATGCTGGCCTGCCTCCCACTCTTTCTGGATACGGGCACGCTTCTTCTCGCTGATATCCCCACTGATTGCCGTGGTCTTGAGGAGGCCAGCGATATGGTTAGCAGTAGGCTTGAACCTGGTGGCTATGACCGCTGGCTCTGTATAGCTAGAAGTCCATTCCTTGGTCCATTGGAGCTTAGCCCCTGGGATACCAGAGTCTACCGTCCAAGGATGGCTGAGGAACTGCTCTAGCCTGGTGAGCTTGGCAAGGACGTTCACCATAATGACCTTGGTAATCTTGCCGTCTTCACCCAGGATGCGCGCCTCTGCCTCTGCCTTCTTGAGCTTACGGTACACCTCCCTCTGCTTACCCTCCAGGGGCAAGGGCAGGTAGGTCTCCTGGAGCTGAGGAAGCTGGGGAGCTACATGAGTTTTCTTCCTACGCAGGCCATAGTAGGCCATGACACGGGAGAGGAGGTCCAGGTTCTTTGCCCCCTGGAACTTGGGGTAACGACCATAGTCACCCTCCTCCATAGTAAACTCTGCAAACGTCCCCCTGAACCTCCAGAAGGATTGCCAGTCCTGACGATTGGGGGCCATCCAGTCTAGCTGGGACCACCAATCTGCTGGGTTCTTATTGAAGGGAGTAGCTGTAAGGCCGATACGGGCGGCATCGGGTGGCGTCACATCCTTGACGGCCTTGGACCTGGCAGCCTTCCTGTTCTTGATGTAGTGGGCCTCGTCTACTATGACCACGTCCCAAGGTACAGAGGCAAACTCCTCAGTCTGGAGTCTAGCTCCTGCGTAGTGAACGACCGTCCACTTAGGGATGAGGTGACGCTTGGCCAGTGATGGCAGCTTCATCTCAAATTCGAGTCGGTTGCCGTGAGCGTCGTACTTGAACCTGCCTCCTACAGTGGCCAGTAGCACGTCTGTGCCTGGGTCGCACTCGTGGATTTCCTGTCTCCACCAGCGCTTCAAGGTATTAGGGCAGATGACTAGGATACGCTTGCCCATATCCTTTGCCGCCATTACGGCTTGGCAGGTCTTTCCTAGTCCTGGATCATCCCATAGATAACCCCGACCGTGGGCCTGTAGGTAGGCTACTCCTTCTTGCTGGTATGGATAGAGAGTCCTCATATCGACGACCTCCAGATTGGCTTATGTACCCACTCCAGAAGCGACTCCCATATACCAGGGAAGGCAGCCTTCAACTTCTTTAGATTGTCGGTATCTGCCTGGCGCATTGCCGCTGCCACTATAGCATAGAACGGAAACTCCCCTATGGCTAGTCGCAGGCTTTCTTTGTACTCATGTTCGTTGAGTTCTCTTGGCATCGTCTACGTGTGACCTCCTTCTGTATATTGGGGTAGAGAGCGCATAACTTCCTCAAGTCCACGCCCTCACCGTCCTTGATTATGGCTGCTGTTATCAGGGATCGGATACCAGATGCCTGATCAGCCAGCCGTTTGGCCTCTTCATACTCTTTATCTTTCATTCTCAGTCTCCAGGACACTCAACCCAAGTCCTAGCTTCTCAGAACGCTCGATAAAGGTGAGGAGGTGGCGGTAGGCATCAAGGATATGCTTACGTTGGGGATGGCCCTTGAGCTTGGTAACAAACTCTCGGACCATTGGGTACATCTTCATACGGGAGTTAGGCCATGCCTGCTTAGCTTGGCTGGCCATCTGGTAGGTGATAGGAGTCCCTGCGTGATAGGCAAGCCACTCTATGCGACCGATCTCTCTAGCCGTATAGACCTGGCTGCCGATGTGCTGCTTGGCCTTATGGGAATAGACACGGTAGTCCTCGACTACGAGCTGGTCAGCGTAGAACAAGGAATGGTCTGCTACGACCTTGAGTTGCCCTATGCCTTGCCAGGCTCCATGGTTAACTACTGCCATGCCTGGTACCTGAGACGTGGCGACGACGGCGGTCAAGAATGCTGACGTTTCGCCTGGGTCTATTGCTAAGATTTGCATAGCTGACTCCTTTGGTGAAAAGGAAAAGAGGAGGAGTGGGGATGGCCACTACTACCACCCCCAGAGTGCTCCTATACACTCACTCCTCCACTGAAGCATAGTCTAGCGGTACACTGAAGTCTGCCTTAGGATCGCTCCTAGTCCAGGAGGTAGGCTCTGCCTTGATCTTGGCCTGCATAGCCTTATGTAGCCTACGCTGACCGTCCATGTACCTCAGGAGGTCGGCATGCTTGACGTGGGCCACGTCCTCTATCTTATAGGCAGCGAGCTTACCACGATGGATGTGGTTATAGACCTTCTGGACAGGTACTCCCAAGATACGAGCCACTACTTGTATGGGGTATATGTCGGCTGCTGGTATAGCCAGTAGCCAACGTTTCTTGTCCTTAGACAACCCTGCCATCCTGCTGGGCATAAGACTGTTCTCCTTTAACGCGAGATTAGAACGCCTCCGAGACTTCTAGTATACTCTAACAGGCTGGGTTTAGTCAAGCCTTGGCAGACGACCTAAGAAAGGTATCCACCTCACTTATGACGTAGAACCTGTCCAGCTCGCCACTGTCGTCTAGGAAGTAGTCTGCAGCTGGCTGTCCGGCCTTCTGGATGTCGGCTAGGAAAGCCTCTGCTACCTCCTCACCATACTTGAGGACTAGGAATGCCTTGAGCTCTCGGTGGTATGGGTCCATATCCTTGGACGACTGGACTGGTAGGAAGTACGTCTCGTCGGCTGACTGGATATAGAAGAAAACGGAATCACCCACCCTGCACAGCCCCGATCCTTGCGTGTGCAGTCTCTTTACTCCATCGGGTAACTTGGGCATGGGTCTATTGCTCCTTCGTGGCCCCGCATACGACGCACTTATGGACCTTGGTCATGCTCGTCGGATGCAGGTAGGTCTGCCACTTATGCTCGTACCAAGTACGGAGGGTCACCCCCTCCATCTTGCAGAGCGTACAGACCTTGACCTGCTTGCGCTTACAGGGGCCAGCCCTGACCTCTTTGATGGTCCACCTGTGGCGGCATTTGCCTATATCTAGTAATGGATCATATCTTGGCATTACTTCACCGCCCCGCATACCTTGCAGGTATACTGACGTGCCCCTGGCTTGAGCTCCCACTCGTGGCGGGGGAACGTACCACCAATGGCCTTCTTATGCCCGCAGTCCAGGCAGATCAGGAACATACTGAAGGCGCACTTGCCCTCCTCGACCCTACCTATCTTGCTGGTTGTATGGAGATGCTTGCAATCGGTCTTTGAGCTCATGACTTGGCCCCCACGGCCTGCCTGGAAACGCCGCATACCTTGCAGCGTCCCAAGAGGTTCCAGTTATGGGGCTGAGGAGCAGCAACTGGCATCTCGTAGTCGCACCTCGTACACCTTACCCAGGCTTGGTGGCTGTGCGGCGTTGCCCTGTAAAAGACCGCGCTCCACTTATGAGTACATCTCTTTTGCTTCACTTTCCCTCCATTCTATGGCACAATAGCGCCTCTGTAACCACTCCACGTCGGGGTGGTCATAACGATCTGCGTCTAGGTCTGCCCTGAAGACCGGAGCCAGGTTGGGCATCTGGTCATTGGCGAGCTGTATTGCCTTGCCCAGGGTCGTGCTTGGGTCCAGGGCGCAGTAGGCCCACTTCTGCCTAAAGACCTTAGGGCTGCGCCTGGCGATGATCACCTCCCCAGCATCCCACTCTATGAAGAACTTTGCCTCAGGAGGATGGTTCTTCTTAGTACCTGGGGTCAGGTCTGCCAGGCTATAGTTACCAAACCGGAAGGCATGGTACATATCCGAGATAGTCTGGACATCCTGGAAGTGCCTGGCGAGTTGGGTCTGCGTCCACGGGGCCTTGGGGTTGCGGTACCAAGTCTCCCCGTAGTAGAGAGTAGCAAAGTCCCGCAGGCCCACGTATCCAGGAACCCGGCAGCAGAGTGGTGGGGCTGGGGGAGTCTCCTCCCCCTTGGCGATCCTGGCAGCCAAGACATTGAGCGTCTGCCTATATGAGGCCAGCTCCTTGGGGGTAAAGATATACCCGCAGATGACGCACTGGTGGTTATGCAGATAAGTTCTCATAGTTCTATCTCCCTGATATCCATAAACTTGACCTGCAGAAGCTGTAGTGGGCTTTCGTAGTTGAATAGGCGGCAGTAATAGACCACCCCCGATGGGAGGGCTGGACTCGTGAGTACCAAGCGGTACATCTCGTTCTCCACCATGTACTCCTTCAGGGCAGTCTTCAGCCAGTCGCCGTAACGCTGGGCATCTGCTGAGGCCTCGTCCAGTGCTTGGGTAATCTCCTGCTCTGCAATGAGTGCCCGTTGCCTGGCGCCATCTAACTGGCCCAGGTTCTTGAAGCTGCCTTCGTCAGGCATCCATGGCCTCCTCATCCTCATCCTTGATGACTGGTACTTCCTGGACGGTAACGCCCTCACTGGGCCTGCGGGTGCAGTAATAGGCTACACCGTCTACCAAGAATACTGCCTCCTTCAAGTGCCTGATACCCATGAGGACTCGGACTACTCCCGTAAACTCGCACCTGGCATGGCTGAAAGCCTGACGACGATCCTCAAGTTCAGCCTCCGCCACTGTATAGTCTGCCTTGGCCTCCTGGAGGTTCTTGGCTGCCTCTACTAACTTATCCATGGGCATCCTCCTTACGGAGCACAACGTCGCCATCCTGGAGGGGAGCAGGGCCATCCCCGCACCACTCTACCTCAACGGTACGTTGGACTACCACCTTATGGCAAGGCGGGTCCTCCGTACTCCAGACGAGGCATACACGCGTGCCGTCCTCAGAGATGCCAAAGTCCTGGCGCACGCTCCTGGGGTCCATGGTACTGCGCGTGGCGATGACCTTATCCTTGTCGAGGATGCGTAGGATAGTCGTCGCTACTGGCCTGAAAAGCCGCTCATGCTTATACCTATCCAGGTTAGGATAGTAACTGAGCTGGGGCACTACTTGGCCCTCTAGGGGCCTGCTGAGGTAGTAGCCTGCATACTTCACAGGCACGTTGAGCAGCTCCTGGTTCCCATGGGCAAGGTAGAGACTGAGACGCTCCGCCTGCTCCTGAGCATTCTTGAGGTCATGCTCCATCTTCTCTCTGAGGGTGGTAAAGGTCGTGGTCGGCTCTTCAGTCATTGGAGTCCTCCCCTGCTGCCTGCCCGATCTCGGCTGGCCTGAAGATTTCAGGACGCTCGCCACTACGATGGATCTTCAAGTTACCAAAGCACGTAACCCGCACCGAGGTGGCTCCCTCTTCTTGGGCAACCTTAGCAAGTACCTGGGCTGCCTTGGCGATTTCTTTAGTGAGTTCCATGGTTCGTTTCCTTTCTGCCCTACAGGGCACTGTATCGAGTCTGTAAGTAGACTCGACGGGCTAGAGGTAAAGTTAACCTCTACAGACCACTGACTGAGTGATGAAGGGTAAAGGAGAAATCAAAACCCCTACCACCCAGCCAGTAGTTTATAGCTGTTAATGGTTCTTGGCAGACCTAGCTGCTGGTATAATGCTGAGCACGAATCCTATAGACCACCATAGGGCATGCCATTGGGGACCATAGCTTTTGGCTCCAGCAGTACCTAGCAGCCAAAAGGCTCCAGACGCCAGTATGAGGACGATGTCTACCAGGACGGACTCCTTCTCGGTCAGATGCCTCATACTACCAATACCTCTGGGTTAATGCCTAGTTGGTCTAGGAACGTCAGGCACTCGGTCAGGAATGGGGAGGTAAACTCTTTATCCTCCCAGTTATCCCAGCCACGCTCAGCAGGCTGCATACGGGTCGCTGGGTAGAAGTAGGGACTGGACCAGCAACGACAAGTAGCAATGAAGCCTTGGCCCTGCGCGTACTGTAGGGCAGCCTCCCATGGCGGGTCCCCTGGGTCCCAGGCGAACGGTTCGTACTCTTCTGAGAGGCAATCTCCTTCACGTAGGACGGCCTCAAGTTCGATTAGCTCTTGCTTAGTCATGGTCTAGTTTCCTTTCCTTTCTAGCCGATTAGCCAGGGAGTCTGCTACTATACTTCCCAACTCCATGGCAATGGGGGCCAGGAATACGAACAGGACAAATACCAGAGTCAATGTAAGTACCATCACTGCAAAGGTTATGGCATTCATTCTCTGCCCTCCTCTTGGAGGTGCAGCCAGCAAACCAAATCGCCGTCCTCGCACAGCCGCCAGCCTAGGGGTGTGTGGGTATCGAAGGTAAATATAGACCGTCCACAGACGGAGCAGGTATGCTGTACTGGGTTCCTGTCCTCTTTATGCAGGGCAAAGAGTAATGCGCTATTGGTAACTAGCCCCTCTGGCTGTACTGCGGTAGGTCCATGGTTGATAGCCTCAGAAGGGGCCATCGTTAGGGAGGTAGACTGCCTCAGGGACCAGAGCACTGGTGACGGGGCAGGCGTATGGGTAGCAACGAATGTCCGGCCCTGGTAGGAGATGACGATATGCCTATAGTTCTCCTCGTGGATGGCATGGCTGGTCAGGTACGGTTCGAGTCGGTTGACTGCCTCTATAATCTGGCGGGTAGTCCCGTTATCATATGCATGGACGAACCGCCTGAAGGCACGGTTAAAGTCAGAGCGATATGGAACCTGCTGCCCATCTCTGGTTTGGTCAGCGGGTCTAGGTGCGTCTGAGTTCATAGCCTTTCCTCCATAATCCTCTCGATAAGGTCCACTGGCTGGCCTAGCTGCTCAGCGACTGCCTGGGGCTTCAGCAGCCTGTCGCTAACCAGGTAGTCCACCAGCGGGACCAGTTTATTGATAAGCTCCTCTTGGGGCATAGAGGCGTACTTGGCGCTACCCCTGGGTTGCCGACGTGGTATCTCGTTGCGGTCTATGATGGCGTAGAGAGTGTTAGGGCAGACGCCCGTTAGCTCCATGATCTGGCTAACGGGCATCTCCTGCTGGTAGTAATCGCAGACCATCTGCTCCCTCACCTCGTCGATGCGATTGGGGCGGCCTGAGTTGGTGGAGCCAGTATTAGTCATTCGGGTACTCCCATACGTGGCGGATAGCACGCTCGCCAGAGGGGGCATCCTGCCAGGCTTCGAAGTCCTCTGATAACCAATTGGTGAAGGTACCACGCTCTGGGTGGACGATGGTGACCTGGTCATGCAGGTACAGCCATGCACTGACGCCGTTGTACTCAGCCTCGATAGCCGCGATATACTCCTCAACCTTAGAGGGCATCTTCTCGTAGGTAGTGCGCAGGTGGAGCAGTGCCTCGCAGCGGACGTCGATATATTCCTTGATGTACCACTGGAGGTCCTCTAGTACCTGCGCTTCGTAGGCAGCGATCTGCTCGGCAGAGAGTGGGCGGAGGTCGTTAGGCCAGGCGGTAAAGTTCTCTGCCCAGCAAGACGCCCCGTCCAGGTGCTCAGCCTCCTCGATGTACTCGTCTACTAGGTCAGGGTTATCTAGGAACGCGTCTGACGAGTAGATAGTACGGTAAGCCAGGTCTCTGGCACGGAGCTGGTCGTGGGTGAGTTCTACATGGATACGCCCAAAGATGATGGCCTCGATAAGGTCGGGTAAGGACTCTATACAGATACCCAGGTCGTCGTTATGGAAGCAGGCGCATGCCCCTCGGTGCTGGATATGCAATCGGCTACCATCGAGGTCGTATACCATAGCGCAGGGCATCTCTACCTCGTCAGGCGACTGCTCAGGGTAGTGGGTGGTAATCGGTGCCCACACCGGCTGGTAGTTAGGATCGAAGTCGACAGGGTTAAGGGTCAGGCTGTCCAAGATCGTTGGCGGGATACCATACTCGGACGTATAGTCAGGAGCAGTCGGGTCGTTAGGGCCAGGACTAAAGCCTGTGGCAGGGTCGAACCCCCAGGGAACCCCTTCACGAAGGGAGGCACAGCCCCAAGAATCAGGGGTGTGCAGGGGAGGGGGTAAGTCCTCGTTGCCTGCCCCCAGTGTAGAGGAGGATGGCTGGACACGGTCCTCTTCAGGGACGCTGGGCAGCTCGCCTGGTAGATAGGCCAGGAGGGAGTCGATAAGTTGGGTAGCGATACGGTTCCTGGCTGCGCAGAGGCGCAAGTCGTCTTTGTCGGTCAGGTCGGGGTCGCCGTATGATAGGTTGGTGGCCTCCTCTGCCTGCTTAACAACGTCCGGGGAGGCTGCTAGGGCGGATACGGCGGCTTCCTTGCTAGTGGTTAGGAGATACGTTAGGAGGTGCATAGCAGTTCCTTTCTAGTAGTCTGGTGCCTAAGCTGGATTAGGCGTTTATGGGTAGTCAGCTAGGGAGCTAGCCTGTTAAGGTCTCGCTCCGGTTTTTCTCCCTTCTAGTTTACTATAACAGGCTGGCTTTAGTAAAGTCCCCCCAGTAGGGCCAAACGCCCTGGCAAGTAGGAAAGGGGGAGAGGACGGCTGTTATGGTAGACGGCTGATAAGGTAGTAGATGGTCATACTTTTAGTTTTTAGAAACTAAAACAGGTCGTTACTTTTTAGTTACTAAAAACTAAGTCATGGCCTGAAATGGGGTATAATCCATAAAGATAATGCTATAAAAGCGGTCTGCGAGTAGTTTATTTTTATAGTTTACTTTATAGTTTATTTGAATGTAGATTGATTTGTTTAGGGTTAGTTTAGGTAGTATTGCCCTCCTTATCTATATAAATAATAAATAATTATAAAATAATTATTATTATATTTTTTATAGCTACTATTAGATGAACCAAAAGGAGAAGAAATTAAAATTCAATTAAATTAAAATATATATAGAGCTATACCGACCCCCCTTGGAGCGTTATTTTGCTATGGTTTATAGTTTATAGCGATAAGTACGATGGTTTAGATAGGTCGTTTGATATAGGTCGGTGCGTAAGGTAGAGTATAAACTATAAACTATATAAATAAAAGAACCCCCTACCCTATAGATAGGGCAGGGGGAGCAGTAGAGCTGATATAGCCATCGGTGATCGCCAGCCTGACTGGTTAGGCAACGACCCCTAGCTGGTCGGGCCAGCGGTCGGGCGGGCGGTGGTTAGAAATCCAAATCCAGGTCGATGTCCTCTTCAGCCACCTCGGTCAGGTCTTTGGCCTTAGCTGGGGTGGAGGCTTTCTTCTTCTTGTATGCAGGCTCGAAGGAGAACTCATTCTCCGTCAGGTCTGTCGGGGCCTTGTCTGGGTAGAACCCAGCGACTGCGGCCTGGATAGCGACAGAGAGGGCGTCGGCATCGACAACGGCAGAGTCGAATCTGACCAGGTATCGGCGCAGGCCCAAGCGTGTGGTGGTGCGCGTCTGGTACCCCTCCACGAACACGGGGTTGATCAGCCAGACCTCGTAGGACTTCATCTGGACCTTATTGCAGATAGGCTCTTGCTGGTTGGTTGCCGGGTTCAGGATGGTCTTGTCCCTGTTCTTGCGCACGAGCTGCCGAACATACTGGCTGTGCTTCAGGCCCATCGCAGGCGTGGCGTCGTTAATCTTGTACCAGTCGCAATACGGCTTCTGGAGTTCAGGGTAACGTGCCCCTGGGTTAGGCGGGGCTGGCTTGGCCTGCTTGGCCTGCTTGGTCTGCTTGGCTGGTTTAGCTGCCTTGGTGGGTGTTGCCTGTTTCTTTGCCATGGTATTACCTCCTATAGGTGTGTATGGCTTATGGTAGGCTAATTCCTACCTAGCTGGTCCCTAAGTCATAGGCTTATCACTGCGGGCTGCCGGACTGGGTAGCAGGCAGAGAGCGGCGTGGCCTAGGGACCAGCTAGCTATTAACTAGCCTGGTATGGTAACAGGTGGTGCACGTTCTTGTTAAGGTCGTCTTTAGGACTAGGCGATAGGAAGAAACTAAGTTGCGGTTATTCCCTATCGCCTTTATTATACTATAACAGTAGGGGGTAAGTAAAGTCTAGATAGTAGTACCAATTAAAACTTAGGGCAGGGCATGTTGTACCCCTTGGCTGTGATCGTGGCGTAGCGATGGGTGAGGGGCAGCTCCTTCTGGAGTTCCTTGAGGGTGGCTATCTCTCGGCGATACTGCTCTTGGTTTACCTCTGGGATGTCTGGGTGGGTTGCTCTGGTAGATAGGTTATCTATACGAGCTTGTAATGCGTTATGGATGGCATACATCTGGGTCTTTGTTAAGTTCATTAGTTGTCCCTCCTTTAAGGGTGGGTGGGTGGGTGGGTGGGTGGGTGGTTAGTCGTGCTCTTGGTTGGTAACTAGTTCGTATGCGGCTTTGATGGTGTTCTGCTTGATGGCCTCCTTGAGTGCCAGGCGAGTCGCGCGGTGGCGATGCCTAGCCAGGTTACGCTCCAGTTTGTAGGTCAGGGTGGCTAGGTAATGGCGTCGGATAGGGGCAAGCCAGGGTAGGGGGTTACGCGAGTTCAGTGCTGCCTGGACACGGCTGTAGCGTTTGAGTAGGCGTTGCCTGCGGCGGTCAGCTGCTGCTGCCTTCCTTGCTAGGTTCTTGACTGGGCGGCTATGGTATACGTATCTCAGGACATGGTTGCTCATCTCGTTTGTGCTCCTTAACGATGGTTATAGAGGAGGGGCCATACTGGTATCATCAGTATACCCCCTCCCTGGTCAGGTCAGTCTGTAGTAGGGGGCTGGGGGTTCAGAGCAATCCAGCGCAATGCATCCTGTATAAGGCTATACGTCTCTGGGAAGGCAGAGCGCTCTATCTGGTACCGTAACCAGTACTGTACCCCTCGGTTGTCGGATGCCTCCATGGCGGCTATGTATGCCCCAGCACGCTTGCGGCCCAGCTCCTGTACCAGCCTGGCCTTAGCACTGCTGATGACCTTTACCTGGTTACCAGTTACGTTCTTAACCACGTACATCTTACCCTTAGGGGTAGGGGGCACGGGGTCAGGGTCAGCCAGGACTCTGTCGGTCAGGTCTCTTACCTCGTCTATGGTAAACTCTAGGGTAAACTCTTCCATCTGCACACTCCTGTAATCGGGGCTGTGCTAGCCCTCTAATGCCGTATGCTCCCCAAGGGTACGGCTAATGAAGTCGGCAACGAGGTTAAGCTCTGACCTGGTATACTGCCCCTCGTTAATCATGTCTATGAAGGTATTGACGACTGCCTGATTACGTAGGTAATATCCATACTGGACTACCTCCATTCGTAACCTGGCCCATACCTGAAGGTCAGACGGCCTATGGTATATATGCGCACCCTTAGGGGTAGGGGAGGGGGTAGCAGGCAGGTCGTGGAGTAGGGTTACGGATACCTCCTCGTAGTACGAGACCTGCTTCTCCAGGGCGTTATAGACCTTGTCCATGGCTTCCGACGGCCAGGCTGCTTCTACGCAGTAGTGCTTAGTGCCCTGGTCGGTTAAGACTGTTACTTTATACCTCTTCATATTACTCTCCTTTACTGGTAGGGGCAGGGTGCCCCGCGGCCTTATAGCTCTACCTTAATTATACTACGACAGGCTGCTCTTAGTAAAGTCTCCGCAGGCTGCCCAATTGCGGTGGTAGGCAGGGGAGGGAGCGAGTCGCCTATATAGCAGGGTAGGGGGCAGGGTAGGGGGATACCCCTGGGGCAGAGTAGGGGGGTCAGGGTAGGGGGGTGAGCCTGATGGGGTCACGGCGTTGAGGCAGGGTGAGTGGCAGCTCGTGAGCTGAAAAAAAATCATACAGCTCGCTCCGGTAAAGTATTCTGTTATAGAGTAGGGGAGGGACTATGCCCTCCCCAGACTACCGACGTCGCCTGGTTCGCCAGCGACGGCGGAGATGGTCCCATCCCTCGTCGGCTAGCTTATAGATAACCAGGGCAAGTACTACTGCTACCCATAGGGGGATAGTTACGTTACCAGACCAGCTCCCCAGGCGCACGCCCAGGGTAAAGCTCCCCAGGCTATTAAGGAAGGATACTACTTCCTTAACTATACCGATAAACTTATCCATTACCTATACCTCCTAGCAGCCTGCTTAAGCATTCTCGCTCGCATATTCGCTCGACCAGCAGCCGCGAGTAGGGCAGCAGCCTTAGCCTTACGTGCTTCCTTAGTTAACCTTACGACCTTAGCCTTCCTTAGCATTATCATCTTTTTCTCCTTTACCCCTAGAGTAGGGGAGTATAGTAATTACGTTCTCTGCCCCCTAAAGGCGGGCGCTAGAGTAGGGGTTTACCTACCCCTTAGCGTATCCGCCTATAGGGGGATATTTAGTTTTGGTAGGGGGCAGAGACTAGAATTCGATGCCCGTAATCTCTAACTCCGACGGTTCTTTAGGGGCACGTTTCTTAGCTCCCTTTTTAGCCTTATACGCTTCCTCTAGGGTATACTCGATGTCGAGGGCGTCGAGTGCCTCCTTAACCTTCTCGAAGTTTTCGATAGGGGTTCTAAGGAGGAAGCGGCGCATACCCGTACGTACCGATTTATTCTCCTTATAGTAGGTAATCGAGGGCACGTAGACGTACCACTTTTCGAGCTTCCCGATAAGGAGTTTAACTCCCTCGATTTTGCCCTCTTTTAGAAGCCTAGAAGCGTACATCGGGTACTTAACTTCTAGAAGGGGGCAGCTATCCTTAATCGAGACGAATACTTTAGGGTCGCGGATATTCTTAGGGGTAAGTTTACCCTTCCAGTAATCCTTAACCTTAGCATTCTCCTTACGAGTAGAGAAGCCGATAACCTTAACCGAAACCTTTTTAGTCGCCATTCTTACTATTCTCCTTTTCCCCTTAAGGGGATATACTAGACTTTAGATTAGGTTTATAAGTCTAGCCTTAGAGCTATACTAGGGTATAGCCCTAAAGTTAGGTTATAATACCTCCGTTATATTCTCGATAATATTCCTACTCCTATCGTCTACTCTCCTAAGAGATACCGAGTAGGGGAGGGGTAACTTAGCTTCTAGCTCTAGGGCCTTACCGTAAGCGGTATAGGCTTTATAGCTATCGTTGCTCTCTCTATAGGGGAAGCCTTCCTTAAGAACTACTAAGGTATACTCTCTCTCCCTCTTAGCCTTATCGCTATCTCTACCGGGAACGAATTCTACTTCTAAGGTAAACTCGAAGCCTAGCATTCTCTCTCTCCTATTCTAGGGGGAGTAGCTCTCCCTCTTAGTTATTAGTTAGTATCTCGTTTCTTAATCCTTAACTCTAAATCTATTATACTCTATTTCTCTCTAAAAGTAAAGACCTAATTAGTCGAGTTTAGGAGTTTAGTATACCCCTCGTGAAGTTTTACGTAACTTGGTGATATAACCCTGAGGCTCACCTTTCTCATACCAGGAGTACCCGATAGAAGTATGGCCAGTAGCATAACTCACCCATATGAAGGAGGCTGGACTAGGGCAGCCTGATTAGTATATACTAGAAGCTAGGATTAACCTGAAAAGAGGGGGGTTCTCAACTATAGATGCTGAACTTAAACGTACTTGACCAACCAGGGGAGAGGGTAACCCTAATAACCAAGACAAAGATAGTCATTGCGACGGTTACGGAGCCAGACACGGCCAACGACCTGGAGTTACACACTCCAGGTTCGGGGCTGTGCATCGGCTTGAGAATTGAGCAGGTGAGGGATCGTGAGCTGGAATGACGAAGACACGGTGGTGCCAGTCGTCGTAGATGGCGAGGTAGTCCCAGCCGTTCCCTTTGGTGGCCCCATCACGTTCGTACCTGAGAGGGACATTTGGGAGAGGCATCCAGACGAGAGCGACCAGCAATGGGCCTACTTCCAGCAATACAGGGATATGACCGCCTACGACCGGAGCATTGGAGCTGTTGCCGAGCACTTTGAGGGCCACGTCGTTGGTAACCTCCGCGAGATTTTTCACCGCTTCAGGTGGCGTGAGAGGGTAGCAGAGTATGATCGCTACCAGGACAGCCACTTCAGAGAGGCGTTATTGGCAGAACGTATACGTACCAGGAAAGGTATGGCTGGCTTGGGATCAGTGATGCGCAAGAAGGCAGCCAACGCGCTCAAGCATGTGAAGGAGACCCTGGAGACTACTACCGTAGACCCAGAGACTGGAGAGGTTCACAAGGAGGTCAAGACCGTTCTCACTGTGAAGGAGATACTAGACCTGGCTAAGGTGGGAGCTGACCTGGAGACTACCGCCCTCGACATGAAGGGGGAGCCCATCGTAGCACGGCAGATTAACATGTACATAAACGACAGCGACGAGGAGATACTGGAGGCTGCTAGGGAGCTGCTCAGGATCAAGGGAGCGAAAGTGATCGACCATGAGGACTGAGGAGAGAGAAGCCCTCATCAAGCTGCTGGAGCAGGACCCAGTATGGTGGATGGAGAGGAACTTCTGGATACCAGACAGGCGCGACCCTATGACGGGGGAGGAGCTGGGGCCAGGGCCGATCATACTCCATCCTATCCAGAAGCGCATCCTGAGAGCTGTACTTATCAAGGGCGATGGGGGCAGATTTCCCTACTCGACCATGCTCTATAGTACCATCAAGAAGTCGGGTAAGACCAGGATAGGAGCGGGAGTAGCTGCATGGTTTGCGGCCACCCAGGGCAGGTATAACGAGGTCTATTGCTTGGCTAACGATGGTAAGCAGAGTTCTGACCGTATCCTATCAGCCATCAAGCAGTGCGTGACGTTGAATACTAATATGGATTGGAACGTCACCAAGACCAAGATCACGTTGCCTAATGGCACGTACATAGAGGCCATCCCTTGCGACCCCAAAGGCTCTGCAGGGGCTAACCCAGGATTGACTGTCTGGTCTGAGATGTGGGGATATGCCCACCAGCATAAGGAGCGTTTGTGGACTGAGATGACTATTCCGCCTACCAGATTTGGTAAGGCGATGCGGTGGGTAGAGTCCTATGCAGGGTACAAGGATGAGTCGGCAGTACTCTACTCCCTGTACGAGCAGGGCACGGAGCATGGTAGAAGGCATCCAGAGTTTAGCGGTCCAGACGACCCTCCATGCTACACCAACGAGGCCGCTAACATGTTCTGCTATTGGGACGATGGAGATGCGGCACGAAGGATGCCCTGGCAGACAGACGACTATTATGCCCAGGAACGGAGTCAGCTAGTTGCTAGCGAGTTTGACCGTATCCATCGCAACTTTTGGATAGACTCTGTGGATAAGGCCATCGACTTGGCTTGGTGGGATGCGTGTAAGGAGGACGTGCCAGCACTGGACCATCGCACTCCGGTAGTGATGGCAGTAGACGCCTCAGTGAGCCACGACTCAACTGCGGCCTGCTTGGTCAGTAGGCATCCAGACCCGCAGAGGAGGAACAAGGAGACTATGATCCGTAAGGTCAGGGCATGGTATCCTTCGCCTGGAGAGAAGATAGACCTGACAACAACGTTGGAAGCGTGTATATTGGACTGGTCCGAGAGGTATAATATAGTCTGCTTGGTCTATGATAAGTACCAACTCCATAAGATGATGATGGATATCAGGAAGGAAGGTATCGTCAGGGTAAGGGAGTTTGGGCAGCAGGTAGACCGTTCAGTAGCAGACCGGCAGATATTGGACCAGATACTCACCAGGATGATAGCCCATGACGGTAACCAGGAACTGAGGGAGCACGTAGATGCCGCAGCTACCAAGATCACTGGAGACAATAAGATGCGTTTTGTGAAGGCGTCTGATCAGAAGGACGCCCAAGGGCGCACGGCCAAGCCTATAGACCTATTAGTTTGCGCTTCCATGGGTAACCATGAGTGCCTGAGGTTGAACCTAGCATGAAGACTGTACAAACGCCAGAAGCTAGAGGGACTACTCTCATAGATACAGGAGCCGAGATAGAGCAGGCTTCTGGGGTCTTCAGCTGGAACGTCACCGGTGAGGGCGTGGATCAGGTTCCAGCCTACGGCTCCAAGACCAGGGATGAGTACCTGGTTAGGCACCTGACCAAGTATGGTAATGACCTCCTGGCCGGAGCGGTATCCAACCTTCAGGCTAAGATAGTTACCACTCACTGGTTCGTGGAGGGGCCTTTGGCCTTGGCTGAGGCTGCCAGGAATATGCTACTCTACCAGAGCGACTTCGGGGCGGGGTGGGAGTCTATGGCTGCCCCGTGGATACATGGTTACCTCTGCAGGGATGGGGGCGGCATCTTGGAGAATGGCAGGGCCAGTCGTAGTGACCACGATGGGCCGTCCCTGGGATTCGCCCATATAGACGAGTCCAAGATGACCCGTACTGGCGACCCAGAGTATCCATTTAAGTATCAGGCCAAGAATGGCCATATTAAGATGCACCGGAGCCAGGTATCCCCGATGGTAGATATGAGGGATGGTCGGGACTCCATGAAGGGCGTAGGGTTCTGCGCCCTCAGCCGTACCCTTGCAACCTCACATATCCTGATGGATGTGGTTACCTATAAGCGTGAGATGCTGAGCGACCTTCCCCCTGCAGGTATCCTCTTTATCAATAACATGACCGAGCCGCAGTGGAAAGACCTCAACCAGAAGTACGATGGCCGGCAGCAGAACTCTGGCAATACGGTCTGGCGGGATATTATGGTGGCCCTGGGTATTGACCCGGCCTACCCCGTCAGTGCTGAGCTATTCCAGTTGCGGCGTCTGTGGGAGTCCTTTGACGAGCGTACCCAGATGGAGATGGCTATTTATTCCTTTGCCCTGGGCTTTAGAGTAGACCCCAGAGAGTATTGGCCAGTCTCGTCAGGTAGCTTGGGCACTGCAACTGAGGCAGAGATACAGCACAGGAAAGCCAGGGCCAAGGGTGAAGGCGCGATCTTTTCGGCTATAGAGCGCATCTTCAACGGGCCGTTCGGTATCAGTCCTGTCCTCAAGTTCCGCTTCGACTTCAGGGACGACGACGAGGACCAGCAGGCGGCAGAGATTGCCAAGCTGAAGATAGACAACATCCGTAAGCTCTGGGAGGCAAGCCCCAACGCCGTATACTTCCAGTTGGAGCAGATGCGGGCAGAGCAAGCCAAGCAGAGGGCCCAGGAGTTCGCTGACCAGCAAGACCAGGACGACGAGCAAGACCCAGACGAGGATACTAAGCAACTGAACTTCGACGAGAGCCAAGCCAGCGACATAGTTGGTATTGGCGGTATGATCTCTACTGAGGAGGCCAGAAACCTGCTAGTGAGCTGGAATATCGTGGAGCCGCACGTCTTGGGGCAGCAGATCGACGATGGCCGTGTCTACGATGTTAAGGGGCTGATTAAAGCCTATGGGCCTTGGGTGAGGGTGTATGATGATGGTCGTTATCTTCGCCTGAGTTCACGCACACTTGGTTAGGGGGCTGTGCATTGGCTGGCGAAATTCTTTACCGAGCCTTCAGGACCAGAGGGGTATACGCCAACATGGACGCCTTCCGTAGGGTGGTAGGGGAAGGTATGCAGCAGACCGTGTTCCCTAAGATCGTGAAGGGACTTGAGGGTCAGATAGAGCATTGGGACGTAGATGACCAGTTCTTGGAGTTCCTGCCTGTGAAGCTGATTAGCGAGGCGGGTATCTCCATCAAGGTCTTTCCTAGGGGGCCAGGGGTCAAGCTCTGGAAGTTCAAGAGCTTTGGGACCAAGGAGCATAAGGTCAGGGTCAAAAAGACCCATACGATGCGCCACCATCGCTTCAAGAGGTATAAGCCTGCACTGGCCCTACCTAACCCAGGAGTGAAGCGTGGGTTTGGTCCAGCCCCATTCGCGCCAGGGACAGTAGGCTTCAGGCACGAGGTAGTGGTGCCAGCCATGGCGGGCCAGTTCTTTGAGAAGAGGGTAGCAGACGACTACAAGGCTAATCGGCAATTTAGCCGTGACATGGAGAAGATTGTCAGGAAGGCAGTGAGAGCTGCTCAGAAGGAAGGCAACTGATGCCAATACCTACATTTAATCAACTATGGCTCCAAGTGAGAGCAGGTGTATACGGATGGGTGAAGGGCGGCCACCAGGGCCAGCCCAGGCCCATTGCGGTAGATGATCAAGGTCGCCTTATTATCACTACCGGAGCAGCTGGAGGTGGGGGCGTTAGCGGCGTGGCTGTAGAGATAGCTGGCCAAGATGTAGCAGCCAGTCATCATCACGAGCCAGCGGCTAACACGGCAGCGGTAGTGACCCTAGCAGCTCCAGGTGCCGGAGTGAGTAACGTCATCGGGCAAGTGACTTGGTCCTATGATGGAGAGCCGACCAGTGGCACTCTTACCATTGCTCAGGGAGCCACTACCATCTTCAAGGTAGACATCACCACCAGTGGTCCTGGTCCCATCTCGTGGCCAGTACCTATGAAGTTTGCAGCCAACTCAGTAGTGACTGTGACGTTGGCTGCTGGCGGTGCTGGTATCAGTGGCATCGTCAACGTACACGCCTGGACGGAGTAGGAGTAGACTATGGGCCTCAGAGGACTCTGGGGAATAAAAGCCCTGCGGGGTATCATAGGTGGCGATGGATGGCTTCTCAGGGATGAGTTTTGCGATACCAGGGCAGCCGGCAGTGTCGACGGCACTCCAGCAGACCCTGGCCCTGGAACCAGGGAAGTCCAAGACACGACGCCAAACATGGTGGTTGGTAGCGGCATCGCCAGTATGACTGGGATACTATCATGGACCGACCCGACCTTGTCCTACGAGGACTCCCTGGCACGGGCAGTCGGTAGGTTCTTTACTGCCAAGGTCAACATGGGAGCAGTAAATACTTATGCCTTTGTCTGGTCGTCGGATAATACTCCTGCCAATATCGGGGCGTGGCGGTATGGAGTATATATCTCCGGCGTTGGAAATATACGGGCAGTGGGTACTGGAGCGACTCCAGATGTAGGCGTCGGAACGATTGCGGCTGCTACCGACTATCGTTTCTTGGTCTTACATGCCAGCCCATTAGGTTGCTACATATTCATAAAGGGTGGTGTCTATACCTATTGGACCCTACTCTACAAGATACTTGAGGATAGTACGACTCCTGTATATCCATTGGTCCTGGCCCGTTCTGGCTCGCTAGACGTGGACTTCATTAGGATTCCAGATACCCTGTGGCTGCCAACGCCGCTGGCCTACGACGCGTTTGGCCGTGGGGATGGGGCCATTGGCTCTACAGAGTTTGCAGGACCAGACAGTCAGCCTGCTCCAGTTGAGGCATGGTTGTCTGGAGGCTCGACCTGGGCAGTAAGCTCGAATGAGGCAGTGAATACTCCTACCCCTGGCAGCGAACTGCTTACCAACCCATCCTTTACTGCTTGGACTGCAGGAGTGCCAGATGGCTGGACTGTACTTAACGACAATCCTCCAGCTACGGAGGTAACCGAGGTAGGGTCTGGGGCGGGGCATGGTGGGGCAGGTAATGGAGCGGCTAACATATACCGCTCAGA